TTGTAGGCACGATCATCCATTTCAAGTACTTAGCCTTTGTTCCAACAATCTTGATGATAGATAACATGAATACGTCAATCGTTGCCATAACTGCCGCAAACGTAATAGGAATCCATTCAATAGCCATTTCCTCCTAAAGAATTAGCCGACAATATATGAGTAGGAATGTTACTTGATATCAGAGAAAATGGTCTTCGCTTATTATTACCGAATCACGAGTCAAAGCAATTGCTAGTCGGAGATGTCTGGATCGGACTTTCAGGTGAACATATTGCTAAAGGTGGCGTATGCGTTGAACGAAAGCAGGTCAATGATCTAGAGGGAAGCCTTAAAGATGGTCGTTACAGGGAACAAAGAACACGTCTATTATCCTATTGTCAAGAACATGGTGCGAGACCGCTCTATATTATTGAGGGTGACTTGGATAGTCTTGCAGTAAAAACTCCCAAGAAGACACTCTGGAAAGTTCTTCTTCGTCTCGCACTTCGGTACAATATAGCACTTTTTCAGACAGAGACAATTACAGATACAGCAAAACTATTAGAGACTTTAGAAGAACAGATAGTTGACGACCCGACATGTTTCATTTGTCCCGAGGGCGGAGTTCCTTACACTGAACTGTTATCAAGTAGTCGAAAGGTTAATCGTGATGGACATCTATCATCCGCCATGCTCCAGCAATGCTCAGGTATTTCAGACAAAACTGCTGAAGCTTTACTCAAAAGTTTCGGTAGTTTTCAGGCAATTATTGCTGCATCGGAAGAAGTTCTGGCACAAACAAAGATTTCAGAGAAGCGGAAACTCGGACCGGCGATAGCAAAAAGACTACACGCAGTCTTTTATGATTGTCCTCCAACTATTTAGGAGGAAATAAACTGCTATAAAATCCACTAAATTGTAATAATATATGTAATAAACTAAATTTAACTACTAAGACCAAGAATTGTTCTATTGTTACATTAGTAATTGAATATCCTCTTAATACAGTCATGAATAAAATTATTAGAGATGGAACAATACCTATTACAAGTGTTTCAATCGTAAACTCAATAGGATTGTTTGTAGGAAATGTTAGATCACGTATTAAACAAGAAACCACAGAAAGAACAAAAAAAGTAGAAACTATAACTAAAACCATTAAACCAAAAATCAAATCACTGGAGGAGACACCAAACAGTGTGCGAGTATAGGGTGAAGCTGTGCTTTTACTATATATACCAAATACAGTTGATATAATTATACTTATAATTATACCAATTGCTACAAACTTCCAAATTATATCCATTCTATCTAATCTTCATAAGTAATTTCGAGCGGATGAGGAAATGAAGAGAAAGGAAGAGCTTTGCTCGTGGCTCTCTCTTGGCTCATGAGAGCCTCTAGAGCCAGCTGTCGCCTATCGAGCGGCGACCCTTCGCCCTGTTTCCGTGTCCAATATTTCCACGCCCATTCAAATTGGAGTGCAGTTACTTTGTTAGGAAAGCCACTAACATAGAGCACACGTTTCCATTCTCCAGGACGACGCTTCGTCGCTGAAGCACCGCCGCTTAAAACACCATTATGTTGTTTTAAACGACGCTCTTTATTATTCGTCATGCCTACATATGTCTGATACGGTACCGAGCTAGTACATAGTAAATAAACGATATAGGTGTCATCTTCACTCATGTAGTCTTCGCGAGTCCTGCTGCTAAAGAGATAAGAAGAGATCCTAAGACTCCCGTCGAAGTGGGAATTTCTTTTAAGAATGCAAAACCCCACATATAGGATGCTACAACACCAATCAATGATAGTAGAGTAAAGACAAGAGTATCTACACGAGGTATGGCGTAGAAACGGAGGAAGTATCCTACGAAGCCGATAAAGACATTGAAAAGAATGAGAGGCTGCCAATGAGTCAATGAAATATCAATGGATTCGCCCGTCACAAGTATTCCAGCTAGAAGAGCAACAAGACCACCCGGATAGAGTTGTAAAATGCTAAAATAGGGCGAAGGACTTTTTACACGGACAACTAAATACATAAGAGTTTCTGTGATGGCAGCCAATAAGGCGGCGGTAACACTTTGCCAATGAACTTCTTTTTTATCATCGTCCTTTGTTTGTGCTGAAACTAGGTATACGCCAAACAGAGCTACAAAGACAAGAAGTAAATTCATCATGCTGAATGTTTCACCAAAGAGCAAATAGGCGCCGAGAAGATTCCAGACCGGATAGGTGTAAAAAAGACTCATTGCAGTTCCGGTGGGTAGATTTGAAAATGAATAGTAAGAAGCACCAACATGAAATAATGTGAGAAGACCATAAAGCATACTTTGAGAAGCCCCGTCAACGCTTAGCCATGTTGAACTGATATCTTTGGGGCTTGCTAGCGTGAATGCTAAGGTGGTATACACTAGAAATCTCGCCACAAGTTGTGTAGCAAGATTTACAGGGACGGTTTTGATTAAGATCGGATAGAGCGCTAAAGCAATTTCCGATCCGATGACGATATATGAATCCATTACCTATTCGGATCTATGAAAAATTCCACAGATCGGAAAGAATTGTGTCCTTTTTATCTGCCACTGGTCGCTGAATACTCTGTACAAAGGCTGGCGGCGGCACGTAATCAATAGCTTTTCTAATTTGCGGTTGTTCGGCTGATCGTGCCATTGTTTGATCTTCCAAGCTCTGAAAACTGACTTTGCTTTTCTGTTTTTGGGCTTTCTTTGCATCTGGAGGAAGCATAGCTTGTACAATTGGGTTTTGTGTCAAAAGGTAATCTTTTTCGTGATGGCGCCAACTGATATTAAGTAAATTGGGATATGTGAAACGTACTTGATATCCATGTTGTCTCAACATATAGACAATATAGACAATACAATCTTCCATATCGATGGCGGGAAGACCAAGGATAAAAGGAGGAACATTGTACATAATATAATTGGCATTTCCATTCATTTGTGAGGTTGAATAGACTCTGCTATAAATCTGTTCTAGGATCTGGTTATAGGTTTTGAGCCGTGCCTGGTCTCGTTTAATGCGTTTCTGAAACAGGTCTTTGGGCAGCAATTTAGGAACTTCAACCTGCGACGTGGACATCCTTAAAGAAATGTTCAGATTTTATAACATGGAAATACCACCGCGCCGTCTGGTGATAAGCGGGGGCGGCATGCGAGCCGTAGCCCACATTGGAGCTGTCCAAGTGCTTGAAGAGCGTGGTTTATTGAAAGGAATCAGGGAATTTGTCGGTGTATCCGCTGGAGCGATGTTTGCCTTCTGTCTCTGTATTGGCTATACACTGAAAGAAATAGAACAGATTATATGTGGCTTTGATTTCCAATTCATACGGAGTATAACTCCAGAGACAATGATGGAATTTCCAACTAATTTTGGTATTGACGATAGAGAAAATCTCCTTCGTTTTCTACATTCATTAATGAAACAGAGAGGAATAGATCCCGATACAACATTTGCAGAACTGAAAACAAAATCAAGCTTTCGTTGCTATGCCACGGATTTATGCACATGCACTTTCAGAGAATTTAGTAAAGAAAAGAGCCCGACTGTGAAATTGACAATGGCGCTTCAAGCGTCGATGTGTCTTCCGGCTTATTTTATTCCAATTCAAGATCCGGAGACAGGGCATATGCTAATCGATGGCGGTGTCATCAACAATTATCCGATGTCATTTCTTACAAAAGAGGAGCAGGCTCAATCGATTGGTCTCTCCTTTTCTTACAATCATACGAGTGTAGATGAAATTCCTGATATTGGATCTTTCTTCATGCAGATATTTGCCTGTTATTACATGCCGAGAGCCAGAGAAACGGAGACAATCTTCGCTGAACGGACCATTCTTGTACCGAAGGGTGATTATCCACCGTGGAATTTTGAGGCGAGCGAAGAGGAAAAACAGGAACTTATTGGCGCTGGAAAAAAAGCGGCTCTCGACTTTTTTAGAGGTTTGCGTCATGTGAAGCCATTGCGTCGCTTTTCAGTCTTATAGACTGATGGCGCTTTTCAGTCTCCTAAACCAGTTTGAGACCACCCCCTACAAAGCGATTCAAGGTGTTCAGCTGCCCCGTTGACGGAGTCATGCGACCACTCTCAAGTTCACGCATGGTATTGGCAGGAAAACAGCACGCCTGGTCAAGCTGCTTCTGGGTAATCTCCTTGAGTGTCCGATACGCTACAATCTTCTGACGTGCCTCGGGTGCCAGTGTCTTCATCTTTACAGGGGCTTCGGCTGCTTCCACCTTTGCTAAATGCTGTGCCTGATGGCTCGACTTTACAAGTGTGGGCGCAACCTTAGCAGAATTGCTAGAACTAAGTGCTGAAGCATAACTCTTCTTACCAACAATTACGGGTGTCCAATCCTGTCCGTCCATTTATTTGTATACTACATTCGTAAACAAATAACTGTATCAATTTTTCGTGACCCGAAGTAAGAATGCCGCTCAACTACGGAAACCTTGAAAGTGGTCGTATCAATACTATATTGGCAGACGCAAAACTTTGCGCAACGAGGGCAGCTGTAGCGAAAGCAAGAGCCACAGTTTGTTGTCCTCCGCCTTCTTCTAATAGACAAGTCCCTGCGAATAGCACAGCCTTACAAGATAAAATAGATTCCTGTTCTGTAATAACCTCAATTAAAGCCACGGTTATAGCCCAACAAAGTTTACGAGGAGTTCCCGAAGGTGTACGCATTAAGAATCTACAGCAACAAACACAGGATAACTATGCGCCTTATAATGATCCCGCGCGTCGTTTCGCGGAGTATCAAGGACCACGAGTACTGACAGTCTGCCCGCCACTCGATATGAATACAAATCTACCCAAGCCGTCAAATTCATGTACATCACTTGCACTCATTAATGCCGGTCGTCCTTAAGAATACTGCTTAGTCAAGTACTCCATGTACGCTTCAGTCGTGCGATCCCCCGTGTACTCCAGTGTCTCCCCCGTGCTCTTCTCGAGCAGAATTGTCGGATAGCCCTTAATAGGTTTACCAGCCGCCTTCTCGGGTTCCTTCTCGCACTCGACCGCCTGAACCTTTACATTTTTGCCGGCTACCGTAATAAATCCGTTCTTGGCAAACTCCTGAAACTCAGGCTTGACTGTCTTACAGTGCGGGCACCAGTCAACGTAGTAGAGTGAAAAGATATCAGCGCCGGCGCTTGTATTTGTACTTGTAAAGCCCTCCCGATTCAGCCACATATACCGGAGACCAACAAGAACTACAACTAGTCCTACAAAGAGTAGAATCATATTCGTTTTCATTTCTAATAGACTAGATTTTCTCTGCCCATTCGCTACACAGTAGAAGGGCACCGCCTCCATTGTACCATTGAATGGTTGTTACAATCTTTCCAGAGATCCCTGAAGGAAACTCGGATGTACTGCTGAGATTATAGATACCAGGTACTATCGGACAGGCAACCTGCGTACATAGATCGTCGACGGTGGGACTAAAAGGAATTCCGTTAAATGAGAAAGAATACTTCGCTGTTCCATCTACCACAGTGAGACCGTCGGGAACTTCGTAATAGAACCAGAGTGTGACATCCTGTCCTGGAACAGGAGGATTCGGACTGAATCCCTGTGAAATCATAGTGAAAAGTCCCTTTCCATTACTACAGTCACGAAGACTAACTAAACCCATCGCAAGTGAAAAAAAACCTAACAAATTCATTCTATATATATATCAGACCTAAACTTTAGCCCCTACGTAGTAGTAATGAGCAAACCCTTGAGTGTATTTAGAAGCGGCGTATGGATACAATATCCTATAATCTATACACAAGTACATAAAGATATACCAGGCTGGCAAAAGAAACATGACTTTCAAGCGGCATCCGTCTACGCCACAGCACTTTCTAAGGGACACAGTCCTTTAGAAAGTAATGCATTAGCAGAAATGTATGTGTTCAAAGAAATCTATGAAGGAATTACATACAGCAAAAAGAAAGAGGCTCAACTTACAAAACTTCTCTCTTAATCTCGTGGAAACAGCATGAGACCCCAGAGAACAAAGAAGAAGAGAAGTGTATGAAAAAAGAATCCGTATGTTGAGGGGCAGCCAGTCTCTGATGCGACTGTAAAGAATCCACCAAGTGCTCTTTGCATTAGCTTATACGTTTCAGGATTTGCGATTAAAAAGAAGACTAACGTTGAATAAAAAGCATATTTAGCTTTGAGGGCAAAATTGGTTCTTGTAGGTCGTTCAGTTTTGTCATCGGTATCGGAGGGCATTCTAGTCTAGTGACGTAATTTTTCATTTAACTCTTTCTCAAACTTCAGAAACTTTGAATTCTGAAGCTCGGGATAGATAGAATCAACAAGATCAGGAAGTTGTTTTGTTTCTATCGTATATTCACCCTTATTTTCTAATTCAGAAAGAGTTTCTTCAAGGGCAACACGTTTTTTGAAGAGAGAATTAAGTTCTTTCTGTTTTTTGACTAGTTCTCGTTTCTCTTTTTTCGTCGGACTATCCTTGACTTCAATGGCTTGTATTAGAGTCGAAAGTTCGTTCATTTCCGTATCAAGGGTTTCAAGATTATCTTCAATATCTCCGCCACCCCTAGTCTTTTGAGATGTTTCATCTAAGAACTTTCTAATTTGTTTTCTCATTTCAGGCTCATACTCTTCAAGTTTAATTGGAAATTCTTCTTCCAATTGTTTTACAAGATTTTTTTTATCAACTGCGCGATCTTCTTTGCGCAAAAGAAGAAGAAATGCAAACTTTCGCAAGAGAAGTGAAATATCTTCTTCCTCAACCTTTTCTGCTTCTTCTTCTTCTTTCTTCATACAGTTGTTATCATGAGCATTTTTTCTTAATGATGTAATTAATTCATCCAAATTATTGAATTGCGCCAATTGGCTACGTAGATTAACACTATCGCTAGGTAAAGAGCGTTGCTCTACAGTAGCAGTTCGTAGTTTTTCTAATCTGTATTCTAGACTTTTCAATAAGGGATTGATTAAGTTCCAGTTTGTTGTATTATCATCCTCTTTACAGATAGGAAGAAATGTATTAAGAGGTTTTCCCAGCTTTGTATAAGGAAAAATACGTTTGTATGTTTCTATAAGAGTTCTTATTTTTCCTTTAGTAAATTCATTATCTTTAGGTATATAAACTGCCATAAATCCTGAAAGATCAAGCATTGTAGGTTCTAGATTTTCTAAGCCAGTACTTTCGACAAAAGAAATCGTTTCTCCTGCAACTGATATCAGTTCTCTGCCCGTTAAGGATACATCACCGTCGTCAAAAATACCAAGTTTCTTTTTTAGTGATTTCATGTTAAATCCTTTAGGCAGATTGATACCTAAGTCAACATCTACCTGTAAGATTGGAATGCGTTTCATTTTAAAAATATTAACAAATGATTTTTTTTGAGGCTTTTTCTCAATATTAACATTTTCTTCTGGGTTTTCTGGATTATTATTATTGGACATAGCCCTTCTCTATTCTACATCTACGAAATTTTATTTGGGGTTTCCGTCACCTCAAGCTGTACATCCTTTACTTCCGTAAACGGCATATTTTCAAGTGCCTTCTCGCATAGAAGGATAGATTGCTTGATTCGGATAAGATCCTTTTCGCAGAGATCCCATTGTCCCCACCCATATTGAATAGTCTTATTTCCCTGTACATGATAATGAAGATTCAGTTGGGGAGCTCCGAAGCATGATGTGTCCATCGTAACATTTGCCAGACTCGGGATATGAATAATTGTCTTCGCAACACGGATAAAACGGGTCATTTCTAACTATTAATATTTTACATGACGGGTTCAATTTTTTATTAGATGTCTAAACATATTTTACAAAGACAGTATAGAATGACCGAATTAGAGGCTCAGAAGATCTTTAATCCTTGGAATCCAAGGAACAAAGATATTGAAAAAGAGACAATTGAAGCAATTCTTACAAAGTATGGTTGGTCTGGAATTGTAGCAAAGCCTGAAATTTTTCAGCTCGCATGTGTTCACAAATCTTATGTGGACCGTTCAGATGTCTGGGAAAAAAAGGGAGAAAAGATGACAATGACAGAACGACCTTCTAACTGTCTGCCTCTGAAAGATGCAGACAATGAGGAACTTGAATTTATTGGCGATGGATTTGTTGGAAATATAGTGGGTTATTATTTGGCAAAGCGCTATAAGGGTGAAGGTGAAGGATTTTTTACACGTATTCGTACACGGATTGTAAATAACAAGGAACTGGGTGAACTCAGTTTACGAATCGGTTTGGCGCCGTATTTGATTATTAGTCGGCATGTAGAGGAAGTGTGTAAGGGACGGGAGAATCTGGAGATTCTTGGCTCATTATTTGAAGCGTGGCTCGGTGCTCTCTTTGAGCATGAAGATATACGGTGTGGTCAAGGTTGGAATGCTGTAAGATCTTTTCTCATTAAAGTTATTGAGAAACATGTAAATTTTAGGAAACTGATTAGCAATGATACAAATTACAAGGATCAGGTACTTCGTTGGTTTCAGGCACATTACCATCAACCACCGAAATATAGGGAAGTTGAAGTTGTTGGTCCGCCACACGATAGAATTTTTACAATGGGTGTTGTTGGAATAGATGGATCTATTATAGCCAAGTCAACAGCACGCAATAAGAAAATCGCTGAACAAGAGGCAAGTCGGTTGGCTTTGATTGAACTTCAGAAGACTGTGATAAATGAGGATGGAGAAAATCATTCTTCAAACTAGATGTCAGACGTTCCCCTCCCGCAGGCTGAACAGCCGAAAAAACCAAAGGCGAAGAGCTTTTCAAAAATTCCTATCAGAAAAGCCACGGACGCAGAGGCAAGTTTACCGACATTTGATGCAGAGCAGTTGGACATGAAACCGAGTTCGGCTGAACCTGTTGTAACAGTTGTCAGGGGATTGTTTGGGAAAAAGAGTGCTCAAGCTGTTGCTAAGCCTGTTCCAATTGCTTCTGTAAAGCCTCTCGCTCTTGCTCTTGCTGCTGAGCCTGTCGCTCTTGCTGCTGAGCCTGTCGCTCTTACTGCTGAGCCTGCTCCGCTTGAGCCTGCTCCGCTTGAGCCTGCAGCTCCGCTTGCTCCAGTACAACCCAAGAAGCGCATTATAAAGATAGCAACCCTTGGTCCTAGTCCCGGATCTGCAGTAGCAGTAAAAGACCCTACCGACTTCACAGGCACCGAATTTGAATCACTCGCCGAAGCCATTCGCGACCTCGAGACGCGCAGCCCCTATACAACGCCATTACCTGAAGATGGATTTATACCCCAAACACGTCGTGGATTTACAGATTTCATTAGTCAAACCTACAGTTCATTCAAATTAAAGTTGCCAGACACCAAACCGGATTATGATGCCTGTAAGAAACTTGGTGCCGGTGGAGCACAGAAAGCCGAGATCTACCAATATCAAGAGTTCGTCCGCGACTATATGCGCTGGGAAAGCCCCTATCGTGGCGTTCTTGTGTATCACGGTCTCGGCTCAGGTAAAACATGTACGGCAATCGCCGCCTCCGAAGCACTTTTTTCCACATCAAATCGGAAAATCATTGTCATGACGCCCTTCAGTTTGCGCAAGAATTTTATCAACGAGATTACATTTTGCGGATTTCAGTATTACAGACTTCAGAATCATTGGACAGCCTTTGAACTCCCAGAAAAGAGCACGCAATCAATGGAATACAATTTTGCAAGAACCGTCCTAAAAATTCCCGCGCTCCATTTGAAAAAAGCGCAACGTATCTGGGTCCCTGATTTCTCCAAGAAAGATCCCAATTACAAGCAACTTTCATCCCAGGAACAATCTGAAATCAGAGAACAAATCAGCGCTATCCTCATTTTTGACCCGGATCCCAAGAAACCGCGCGACGGTCTAATCTGGTTCATTAATTACAATGGTATCACAGCGAATAAACTGAAAGAGATTGCCTGTGCTGAAAAAAATCCTTTTGATGGTGCCGTCATCGTCGTCGACGAAATACACAATCTAACTCGTCTCATGCAAGGCACTATTGATCCCTATCTATTGAATCTCCCTGGCGCCAAGAGAAAGATTCAACCTGAGCCAATTATGCCTGGAAAATGGAAGCCGAGTCTATGCGGCAGATCCATGAATTACAAGCGCGGATATTTACTTTACAGACTTCTTATCGGTGCGAAAAATTCAAAAATCATTGGTCTGAGTGGCACACCCCTGATCAACTTTCCGGAAGAACTTGGAATCTTAGCCAATATTTTACATGGATATGTTCATGTTGCTGAAGGCAGATTGCCAAGAGCTAAGACGAGTGAAGATGAAGAAAAACGGGCAAAACAGGTGGAAAAAGCCGCAAAACTGAATCCCTATGTTGATTTTATAAAAGCCAAAGTCGACGACAATGGTGTAAAATTCATGTTTACAACACTACCTGAAGGAATTAGAAAAGTCACAGGCAAAGAAGGCGTGGAAAGAATTCCGATGTCAGAGCCTCAAATTACACTAGATGAGCGCATAAAATCATTCAAAGATGCGCTTGGTGTTCAAGGGGAACTTCAAGTAAAATCAGAGTCGCTTCTTCCACCATTCGGAGATCAGTTTGCAGAGAACTTTTTGGAGAAAGATTACGTCACTGTAAAAAATCAACTTGTTCTTGTAAAACGGCTGTCAGGATTAATCTCATATTACAAGGGTGCGCGCAAAGATCTCATGCCCGAGGTTACCAAGGACGAAGTTGTCCGTGTTCCCCTCTCATCGTACGCGCAAGAGAAATACAGTCAGGTGCGTCTTGAAGAGATTGGTATAGAGGAGAAGCAAAAGAAAAAGAAGGGCGAAGATAGTCAAGCTGGGCAACTCTCGGGTTTATGGGCTGAAATATACGACATTAAGAACGCTAAACAGACGAACAACTATCGTATGGGCAGCCGTCAAGCCTGTAATTTTTCTTTTCCGCCTGGCGTGAATAGACCGAGACCGCGTGACCTCAGAGAAGTCACCGAAGAAGTTGGGCGTGATCGTGATATTTTTAGTGACACTGCCGTTCTAGAAACGTTTGAGGATGACGAGGATTCTAAATCTGTCTTAGATGATGAAGCTGATGCTGAGGCAGCAGACGATGAAGATGATGAGGTTGATAAGGAGGCATTTGAAGCTTTTATTTCAGATGAGCGCGCCAGACTTCAGAAGGAAGCTAAATCGGAAGAAGAGATCACGCGTACACTTGAGACTCTGAAGTTTGATGAAGAGATACGGAGAGCGGGTATTTTGTTGGCGCAACCGCAACCAAAAGCAGTAGCCGTAACATCAACAGTTGAAAAACAGAAACAAGAACTCCGTTGTAAGGCTGATATACAACCGGGCGAGACATACGGTGAAGCAATCAGGCGCTGTAAGCAATGTTTACTTGAATATACACCTGAATACCTGAAACTGGAGGGTGAGAACGGTTTGAGAAAAATCAGCCCAAAATACGCCGAGATTATTACCAATATCAATGCTGCACAAGGAAGCAGTTTAGTCTACAGTCAGTTCTTAGATATGGAGGGCATTGGTATTTTTACAATTTGCTTACGAGCGAACGGCTGGGTTCCGATTAAGATTGATGTCACTGGTCCAGAGGGACCGCGATTCTCAGAGGAAACAATTCAGTCTTTTGCACCTGGAAAGACAGTCAATCGTTATATACAATTTACAGGAGGCGAGTCAGAAGTTGTACGTAAGTATGCTGTGAATATATTTAACGCGAAGTTTTCTGAGCTTCCTGATTCGATGATAAGTGTCTTAAGAAAGGCTGGATTTGGACAAACGGAAGATCTCCTTGACAACAAGTTAGGAAAACTCTGTCGTCTCTTCTGTATTACGAGCGCAGGCGCTGAAGGTCTCTCGCTCAAGAATGTTCGTGCAGTTCATATCATGGAACCCTACTGGAACGAGGTGCGTATGGCTCAAGTTAAGGGGCGTGCTGTTCGTATCTGTTCACACATGGATTTGGCGCCCGAAGAACGTAACGTTGAAATCTTTACATATATTTCTGTATTTGGTCCAGAGGCACAGAAAGCTAGAGACGGTGAATTCAAGATTGCTGAAACAATCACAAACAAGGATGCGCTCTCGAGAGAGGACGCAGAAAGAGCTGGACTAAAAGTGCCTGAGGGAGCCACACACTATACAATGACGAGTGACGAGCGCCTCTATGTTGTCAGTCAGCGTAAAAAGACGGTTATAGATAATCTACAAAAGACAATGAAGTCAGCATCAGTTGATTGTGAATTGAACTTGAATGAAAATTATGACGGTAGCTTCGTGTGTCAGAAATTCACGGTAGGTGATTTCATGTACAATCCAATTTTAAAGGATGATATTGAAGAGAGTCGCTTCTTACAGCCTTCAGTGGCGGCACCGAAAAAATTCGAAATTGTCAGACTGAAGGGTCGTCCTCTCAAACTTGTGCCGTTCACAGATCCTGGGACGGGCAAGGTTGTACGTTTTGATATGTATGAAGTTGCTGACCAGGAGATGAAGCTTGAAAGTCGTGTTGGAACTGTGGAGGCTGATCCGGTTACAGGGAAGAAGAAACCTGAAACCGCAAAACTTATCTAGCTATCATAATTGGCAACTTTTGATGATCGTTGTCCTCTAATGGGCGGTAGCATTGGCGCAGCTGGAACTATCTTTTTAACTGGTTTTTTTACAGGTACAACAACGACCTCTTCCTCTGTATCTTCAGGTGATTGCTCAGGTGATTGCTCAGGCGATTGTTCAGGTGGACTTTCCTCATTGCGCTTACTCTCACTTTCACCACTCTTTTTTTTTGATTTGTTTTTTGCTTTTACTTTTGGCTTCGTTTCATCTATATCAACTGACATGTCAATATCTTGTCCGCAACACTTAAAACGAATTTTTTTATGATTGATTGCGGCATAAATTGCTCCTCCGCCAGATATTAGAAATCCTAGTATACCCAGGACACCGCCTGTGGTAGAATCCATTCTATTCTAAGGCTAAGATGTTAATGTTGTTTCTAGGCGTCCACAACATGTTCCTTGTTCTACAAGGGGCGGATCTGCCCACAAAGAGATACCTTTATGATGCATGTTCTGAATATTAAGTTCCCAGTCTAGACATTCGCGAAATGGACGCATTGTCTGTAAAATACGTTGTAAATACGATACTTTAAAGACCATTGAATCTGTACACCGATAGACAAATTGATGCGGTGGCTCATAGAGCTTAGTAGGACCGAACTGACTGATATCGCAGTTCGGGGGACGTGTCCGTACTCCTTCACCTAAACTTATATAATCCCAGTCAACTGGTTGCGCAATAAGCGCATCCAGACGAGAAATAAAATCGTCGCGTAAAAATACATCCGATTCTAGAAAGACGACTGTCTTATAACCACGCTTACAGGCTTCCTGTGCGCCCCAAATAAAGTTGAGAACAAGTGAGATTTCACCACGGGATAGGCAGCGCGCTTTAAATGTAAAAATGGGCAGTTCTTTTCTACAGAACGGATCATAATACTGAAAAATCTCTTCGGATGTTAACTCGTCGCCCCATGTGGGACCGCTCATTGTAATTTTATCTTTAGGGATACCGCGTTCCAATAAATGAGGCAAGAGACGATTAAGTCGTTCAGGTTCTCTTCGGGAATTTGCAAGTAAAAATATTTGATCCACTTTTTCTAAAACCATGTTCTTTCTTTAGAAGATGGTTTTAGAATCATATGTTTGGCGCATTATAAATCAGGTTCATACCATGTCCGTATCCAACCAGCTCGCGCTTCTCTCTTTAATTGTTCACCTTCTTCAATCTTATAGTCAAATCCGTGGAACCAGGCGAGGTCCAAGGCGCCGACACCACCAAAGCGAAGTTCGCCTCTCTGCTGAGAACTTGTTAGATAATCTGAGAAAAAGTAGGGTTCTGAGTAAGTCTTTGCAATAGTTGTTGTTCCATTCATAGGTAGAGAACCTGTGTTTTGTAGTGTAGAGCACTTCTCTACAACTACGCTGAGACCCTGTGTATTTCCTTGGAATTGATCAAATCGCATGATAAACAAGTACCAGGGTGCCGCAGAGCCCATTTGGAGTTGAGACGGGTAGATCTGCGTTGTTGTCCCCTGTTGCCCCTTAACTTCTATCTGTATAGAGCCATTAGCAAGAATATTGACTGTGTATCCAATGCGCGACGAGTATCCGCGTTCGAGATTGACCCATGAAAAGAGATTCATAGTTGTCTGAAATGTCTGCGGCACGCGGAAACAGATTGTAATTGTTTGTAGAGCTTGGAACGCAATTTTAGAATAGGATGTGAATGTGTCGCCATCATTCAAGCGTGTATAACCGAGTGAACCAGGAACGGTTGCTCTGTCACTGCTACTTGTCCAAAAGGAGGGGTTACCATTTTTCTGGATTTCTAAGCCGCGGCTATGTATGCGACGTTCTTGAAAAGCAACTTGGTTTGCGTATAAGGAAAACGCAGCCGTCGACGGTGCCTGACGCTTACAGACTTCGATAGCAATGTAAGGTGCCGTTGATTCTTGTACTAAGATACTAAGCATAGCTAAATCTCTATTTATGTTTCCTCTATCATCGTAAAATGGAGTCATAGGACTCATTTGACCGGCATCAGTATCCGGTTTAAATGTAATACTATTTTGAAACTGATGGGCACCTGTCCCTGCGTAATACTCAACCGTAAATATATTAGGTTGATTGCGTTTTACTAGAAGCCCGCTTGTATTTAAGTTATTGAACGTTGTAGGTGCGTGATCCGTAAAACGAGAGAATGTATTATCTGTTGTTCCTAAATCTGTTATAACGTGATTTACGGCGAAACGGAATCCATCTTTTGACACAGTTTGTAAGAAGATTCTGTAATCTGTAGGAACTTGAGGTAAACGGAAATCAAAGAAAGAAATACAGCCAACATTCTGTGTTAAACCAGTTGGTGGAATAGGTCCGGAAGAGAGAGGAATATCTGGTAAACCCTTACCCTTACTACCGAGTGCAATGCGACGCCCCAGAATGCAGAAGACTTGACCTATCTGCGGATTTGTAACTGCCTTGTCAAACCAGATTGTTTCTACACCCATGGTTGTATCATCGATGGGGACCTGAACGGCTACAGGCGGACCAGGCTGGATACCCATGAATTTGAGAAGCGCATCTTGTTGTACTGCGCCATTTGTACTACGTGTCTGTTGTTCCAAAATATCAACCGCGTTTTTGTACTCAGCCCATGTCCTAGGATTGCCGAGCCCAGGTATAGCTGCAAGTGTCCCAGGATACAAAGTGCCTTCCTTCTTTCCATTCTTGTTCTCCCAGTAAGATTTCACGCATGAAAAATCAATCGCCGATAAGAGTGATGTGCCAGGAATATCTCCACAGAAATCGTATGTGTCATAGATACCGGCACGCGTGCAGAGATCATCTGCCGCCGTCCGTATCGCCTTGGACGGGGAGGATTGTATAGCACTCTTCACTTTTCCTACTTCGGACAAGGCAACATTCATAGAGCCCTGATCCGCCTGAAATAGGTTCTGTGTAATGCGCGCTGAACCCTGTTGCGACTGATAATCCTGGAACGATTTTTTTGTTCTTAGAGTCGTATCATAACGACCAGTTGGCGCAGCTGATTGGAGGGACATATACAATGTACCTTGATCACTACATCCAGCCATTTGAACAGCTCTCAGGAGACAATCACGAGTCAGTGTGCCTCCGCCAGCCTGGAGACATGTCGCATCTAATTCAGACGTATCGGTAAATCCTTCGTTCATTGTACATTGCCCGAGAGTGGTCGCAATTTGTGCAGAAGAGCAACCGAGAGTTGGGTCATCAGGATATGCCGCCTTCAACTGACCATAGGCAGTCGTAATAGGAATAAACTTTTGAGACGTTTTACAAAAGCCAATTTTCCCAACGAAGAGACCATTTTGTATAGATGGGAGAGTGGTAAGAGATGTACATGTTGTAAGAGATGCACAACTATCTCTCAAGAGTTGTTTCTTCGCCTTCTGGAGATCCCAGAACCACACAACACCATTACCTAAAGCATCAGGTGAATCAACCTGGTTCATTAACGGTCCTTGAGGTGTTCCATAAGCACCTTGCGCAACTTCGGGAACAAGTCCAGACGATTTCTTATACCGGAATCCACAGCGAAGAGGAGAACTCGGATTGGCACTCGTCTCCAAAATGATTTGCTCAAGACCTGATAAACCTGTGTAACGTCTACATTCCTCTACACGCGGACTTTGAGCCGGAGATCCTTGGAGCATGTTTGTAAGAATAGAATCATTGAATGGCACAGAAACCTTACCCGTGTAAGGATCTGTCATTCGGAGTGCGTCATTTGCTGTTCCGAGATTTTGTTGAATAAATGGTGCTGCGTCCGAAATTTTATTAGGCAAAATTCGTTTTTGCTGATAGGCATTTTGCTGTTCCTTGAAAAATGCCGACTGATCATCAGCGGCATCAAAAGGTTCTTTTATAGCATTGTAAAGGGAATTAAACATTCTCCTTGCTCTGCTATATCACTTAGAAATCATTCTACACTTCATACGCCCACATTGACATATGAATTATTTGTAAAGGTCCATGCGCCGCCGGCAGAGTCACTTGATAAGACAAAACTCTGACCCGCCACTGAATTAAATCCATTGGGGAACGTATTCATCCAGCTCGAGCCGTCGCTCACATTCCATAATCCTGCAGTTGCTGTTGCAGTCTTTGTTCTGACTTCAATATACTGATTTGTTGCGCTTTTGATGAGTCGCATTTGCCATTGAAGAACATTTGCTTGTCCGTCACTCCAGAAATTCTGTCCATAATAGACTATGTTGACTATACTTACACCCTGAACATTCTGTACAGGAGATACATGGCATGTTGTTGTGCGTCTGTCATATTGACCGAGCAAGAATCCCTTTCCGTAGGTCGGATCGAGCCAGTAGTAACTTGATTGCGGTGCTCCGAAACCAATTACATGGTTTGTAGCCCAATAAGCCGTTGTATATGTCGTTCCGAAAAAGTTGAAAGGCATCGTTGTAAACGTGGCAAAATAATCGTCAGCGCCCGAGATAGAACCAAGGATTGATAAGCCAGCCGTCGACATGTTTGCCGGCGCATTACCGGGTACAACGAGTGTTTGCGGTGACGGGGGCGGTGCTAAAGACGGTGCCGGCAAATTTTCAACCTTGAGAAAGCAATCTTCGATCGCCGCTTTTCTCGAAGGATCTGTCGGTTGTTTACTGGGGTCAACAGCCATTGTAAATTGTTGATTGAGGAAAGCCTGGACTGCCTGAATTCCACCTTGTAAACCTTTCGCCTGTAACTTACTGACTGCATCTGTATTGGGTGCGCCATTTGTTGCAAGAGGACTGAGTTTTCCAGACGGTATACAAAAGGTCAGATTTCCGAGAATATCTTTGCTCGAATAATTCGCGTTTCCACTATATGACGGACCAATACGCGCGTCCTGTGTACCTTTATTCAAGTATAAATAGTTGAGACATTCGGCTGATATAGGTTTTGTTCCATCTTTGAGTGCCTCTTCACAGGGAGTCGGCGGCAAACTTCCGGAACATTGTGCTGACGCAAGAGTCGTCACGCGATCAAGACTCTGAATCGTCGTTAATAAGGCTGTGATTTGATCCAGGTTTTGCGCTTGTCCGCCAGACACATTCAGTTGCGCAGGATTCTGGTAGAGTGTTCCGGAATTTGTACATCCTGCATCGAGAATTCTCTGCTGTAAACAATCGTCAGGATAGTTTCCAGGACCAACACCAGTCCCAGTACATGGATCGGCTGAAAAGGCTGTGAGTGACGCAAGCTTTGTCTGGAAAGGCGCGGTTCTACAATCGAACGTGGCAAACTGGTCGGATTCTAAGAAAGTGAACGGAATGACGCCTGAGAGTCGCATCTGTGTTTTTCCCGCGCCAGTTCTGAGTTTACTGACGGTAATTGTAGGAAATACATATGATCCTGCTAAGAAACGCGGTCTAGAACTTGTCTCAACGTCAGATGTAGCAATCTTATGGATTGAGATCTGATATTTACCTGAGTTAGGTAATTTCGCATCGAGATAACCATAAATGTAGGGGTAGGGATCTTTCTCTTTTTCGGGACTTACTGCCAATTCAAAGGAAGAATTTTCAGGATCTGTTGCTGGAATATCAATAACTGTATTTGTACTATCACTTAATTTAGTTGCGTCGCCGAGTTGTTTTCCGGCGACAGTCGCTGTGAGCATTCCTCTGCCTCTCAGAATGAGAGAAATGGGAACTTTATCAGACGTAGAATCTACATATGTATATGTAGTTGTACCCATACAGATACCACATCCAGTGTCAAGACCGGCTGACTTATCTTTCTGGCAGCGCATTCTTTCTTTGAATTGGCGTAAATCGTTAGCATTCGTGGCAAAGACAGGCTGGTCGGGCGCCGAGGAACAGCTTGCTAAACTGGGTTTTACCTTGATAAATGTTAGAGCCTTTTCTGTTTTTTCTGTCACGGCTGCCTCTTTCTCCTTCGGATATAAGAAGAGACCACGTTGTCCTTTTTCAAAACGATTTCCTTCTTCATCTGTTCCGTCCATTAGACATACACCACAATTAGCGGCAAAACGTTCATTTGAAAAAGGATTATCAGAAGAGCCGTTCTTTTTACAAAAATCAATTGTATCTATGATTCCGTTTTTCGGATCCGTTCGGGGCTGCATGAAATATTTTGAAACGGAGGTCTGGAGAACCTCTTTATTTCCAGCTACATAGTCGGACTTTGATCCGCCGAACGCCAATTTCGCGTCCTTGAGAGCTTTCTCTTGTGTAGCATTATCGGAGCCGGCTGCTAAAAGACCATTTGCAAACGGATTGAGCATTTGTGAAAGAGGATTGTAGCTTGATTGCCCTGATCGCTGATCACCCTCGAGACCAGGCACAGGGTCGTCAAATCCTTCTTTTCTCGTCTTTTCCTTTTGTGTTTTCAGAAAAAACAAAAAAGCAAGCGATGATGCTGTGAGCGCTGTGAGTCCGAGGACTCCTTTTATGTGGTCCATCCTATTCTCTCTAATTGTAGAACTACAAATTGTCAGGACGGAGACGACTCGTAGAATCCATATCACGAGTGATTATACGGAAGACAAAGTGTGTTTGATGACTCAAATTGAGAAGACGACCCGCCGTAAGTGTATTACCACATAGTTTCGATAAGAATGTAGTATTTGTTGATGATGTCAGAGAGCCAAAATTAACGGGTGTAACACTTCCCGTAGTTGGATCGTTCATTCGTGTTTGTATAATAATGTATTTGCTATATCCAACTTGGTTCCAGCCGTCTTTGTAATGGACTGTATTGATAACACGATTTGACCACGCGGTTCCAATAACAAGATGATCTGTTGTATTTAACCAATTGAGTAGGTCAGCTAATGCTCCTGCATCGCCTGAATACGTGCTAGGAAAGGTTAAGCCGCGTAAGCGAATACGGTCACCCTGTGCCACAGAGAAGCGACTGAAATAAGAAGACGTTTCTAGCCAGATATAATTTGCACTGGCGTCGGCGTATTTAGTGCCTGATATATTTGCCGTGTAGGCACCACCCAGAGGAGCCATATATGCTCCACTCGATCCACTTGATGAAAACACACCGCTGATATCCAGTGTATCCTGAACATCACTTACGAGATTTCCGTCAGGTCTCTCCAATCTGAGAGTGAGCTTCTGAAGTGTAGACAAGGGAGTTGGCGTGTAAACCTTCTGGCACTTTAAGAACTTGGGAATCATCGCAAGATATCCACCCTTCGTTACAACGGTGTTGTCAGAGATCCAGTTGGCATCATATTGAAGAACACCGAAGGCGCGCTCAAAATTATAGTCGGTGCCGTAACTGTTTGTATCAAGTTCCTTTACATACAAGTTCAAATAGGGGAAGCTCAGAATATTTACATTGAGTGAAACATCATAGTTTACGGCTGCCGTTGAAGCGGCATTCTTTCTCAAAAGGTAATCAAGACCTTCAACCGGCAAGATCGCCTTAACGAATTCAATTCGTGTAATATTCTTGAACTTGATTGATGCCGCAGCATTAACACCGAAGAGTTGCCCAGCCCGATTGTTTGCGGGATCAAAATTTACAGTGAAATTGTATCTGTTTTGAAGTGTCGGGTTTCCAGATAACCAGTCGCGATCTGCACTATACATGAACAAGTTGTATTCATTCTCCTTGTAGGTTAACACATCATCTTGAGGGATGATAATATCCTGGGGTCTTGGAGGTCTCGTTGTTCTAGCAGAAGGAAGCGCGAGTGTGGCATTACCGGCAGCGCTATTGTCAGCATCATAGGAAGAAGGACGTAGTAAACTTTCTAGAGAAGTTCCTTGATTTTGCTGACCGGCGGGATTACCATCGAGTACATCCTTCATAAAAATACGACGAGGATCGGGAGCAATCATACGAGAAGCCAGTTCGGACGCAGATTCTCTTTGCGCAGTCATGCGCGATGTTTCGCGTGTTGAGAGTACAAGTTGATCCTGCGCTTGTGCCTGTCCCTGCATAGAATTATAGTTCTGATCAGCATTAATGCGTGACTTCAGCATTTCATCAGATTGCTGTGCTTCTTCCTCTCTCTGTTTCTTAATTTGCGCAAAAATGCTCATGGATACAGGTTCTTCATTGTCGAGAGGAATACGAAAATCGGGCGGCGCTGGAACAGCAGGTTTCTTCGGATTCCGCTCATTCTGTAACTGAGAGAAACGAGTACTAATATCTTGGCGCATTGTCTCATCTTCTTGTTGTACAGTCACTTGGCTACGGCGAACATAGGAGAGAAAATCGGGAACGACTGCAGTCAAGACTTCCTTATTTTTCAATTGAACAGCGGCTTGGGGAAGTGCTTGATTAATCTCATTCATATAGTGCCGAATAGTCTTTACGAGGCGTTCTTTCTGCTTTTCAGTTAAATCACCTCCCAGGCGACGCTGAAAGTCCTGGTAAAGTAAACTATTCAGCATCTTTTCATTTTGAGGATTGGTAAACCCTTGTACTGACGACATTCTATTGAGAGTACAGGGATTTCATTTTAGGACACTACGCGCCATTTGTTTTTATGTAGAAAAGAGACAATCCCGCAAATCAAGCATGGCAGAATCTCGGGGTGCTCTCCGACAAAATTTCCGGAAGTTATCACCAGCTAACATTTGGATAATAAAATACAAGGAATACATTCCGCATTCTGAACCGTTAAACTGAAAGCGGCGCGCATTGAAGGCGAGTCGTAGAGAAGAATCTTGTGTGGTTAACCATTTCATGAACGTTGCGATTTGCTTCGGTGGTTTCATTCCATAGGAGTCGAAATAGTAGCACCTGTGTGCTGGAATATCGATAAAGTTGGCGATCCAGTGGCTGCCGCCTTTGTAGTGTGGATCCAGATTGTAAATAATACCGATCTTTTGAATTCCTTTCTTAAGTGATTCTGTGATTCGCATACTACACATTTCCTGGATGAGACACTTGCCGCCTCCTTTGTACGGATCGGGCGCTGCAAAATCAATAGGGAAAGGACCCATAAATTCGAATTTGGGATCCATTTCCTCATATTGTTTCATAACCTTTTCAATATTTGTGCTGTCTAGCCATTGATCGGGGTCTTTCTTCCATTCATCTGGCATTTTGGGGCGCAAATAGTGTTCTTGATAGTTGCTTCGTTCAGTCGGACTAATGGGCGCTGCTGCTAAAAAACTGTATTCGGCACCTTCCGACACCTTAAATTTATGTTCCAGATCTCTCCGAATCTGTTCAGGCTGTTTCCCCTGAGTTTTTACACCTGCCTTTTGCGCAATGTTATGTAAGACATCTGGAGGTAAACATCCATAGGAAGGACGTGATGAGCCGACACGAGGGTGGCACTGACATGGTCCTGGAGGCGGTATTGTTTTTCTTTGTTTATTTTTTCTAGTCTTTCCCATCTTTCTACTCTAAGATGAGAGAATGGCTGACCCTGCCCCTAAAAAGATCGATCAACAGAATTATTGGAGATATATCTTTGCTCCGATGTTTATGATTGTAATTGGCTTTGGTCTCTATATATTATTTACAATGAATGATTCACAATCGATGTCACTAGATTCTGTGACGAAACAGGTTAATAGTATGTCAGGACCTAAAAATATGGGGAATGTATTGCCGGCACGAAATAGTAACTTTCAGAAACCTCTAACGTAATTTACCTAATCTTTATCAAAACTCTAAGTAGATGGATATCAAAGAACTACTTCCCTACATACTTATTTTTGTAGTCCTAGCTTCAGTCGCGACAAGTGTCGGATATATTGGCTACTCGTCATCAGGTAATCAAAATAGCCGTAATGAATTACAAAAGCATGTTGCGATTCTAACAACAGTCAACTTACTTACGGCTATTTTCTTAGGTATTCTGTTTTATTACTACATACAAACGAGTAGTGCCTCTTTTGTTCCTTTCACAATTATAATGATGACATTCAATCTATTTTTGAGCATTATGGCTGTAAGTATAGCAGTCTTGACGCAATCATGATTTTGCGCAACAGAATACCTGTAGAATCTTATGTTGAAGACGGAATCGTCCGGTCCATAGATCTGCTTCTTGATTCTGCTGAAATGAGATACCTTGTATGCGAAGACCGACGCGTATAGTATCACCTTTTATAAACATACCTGGACTCACTCCTCGTAACCAGTTTCCGTTTTTCCAAATAGGAATACTTATATTTCCTGTACAGCTCGATGGACAATATAAATTGATGATGTTATTTTCTACAAACGGTTGAAAAAACACATGAAGTTCTTCTGATGTCTTTCGAGAACCAGGAAACCATTCAGTCTGCTTCATAAAGACAATTTTCAGAAGTGTTTCTTGAATTGAGCTTAGTATATGTAATACATCTGATTTATCTTGAATAGCTAACTTAAGTCTTCCTGTTTGCGGATCGTAATCCTTAACAAGAAGTGCAGGAAGCAATATATTTACAGATGGAAGATGAATTGGTCCATCGTAATATGCAAGGGGTGCTAAAGGTTTATCTCCGTATCGGATTTGACCGACATTTATTTTATTTACGTCTATTTTTTGTAAAGGGACCGCCCACTCCATTGTTTTCAACTTGGATATAGTTGTTTAACCCCCAAGCTATATAAACCGAAGTCGCCACCTAAGTGTAGATCAATGGATTCCCTTAATATATCCTGGAGAGGTCAATCAGGCACAGGTAAAAGAACACAACTTGTACAAGGTTTACAACAAATTGCTAGGCTGAGAGGTATGCCGTTCACAATCCAGAAGAAACTCTTTCATGTACAGAATTCAAAGGGTGACGGTACAGAAATTTCTACAACAGCCGACGAAGAGGATGATGCCGGTCCCACGTCTGAAAAGAACGCAATTCCTTATGAATTCTCTTACATACACGTCGGGTTTGACATTGCGCGCATGTCAATGCAAGACAAGATTTACCTTCGACCCATTCTACAACGCTGGGGCAGCGGCTCACAAGTTCTTGCTGGGCATCAGGGTCGTGGTTCACGGATTATTGTCTTTTACCATGCGCACCTTCTGAGTACGGAATCATGTTTCCTTTTACACTCTTTACTTGAAGAATGTGGCAGAGATGTCTCAGTATGGTTTACATCAGAGATGCCGATTCCTGTAAGACTAAATGACTATTTTTTGGAGATACCAGTTGGCGGCAGCGATCGAGCATTAGAAAATTATAAGCTTTCTCTAGCAAATTCTCTTCTTCCTACATGGGCTGATATTTTTCGCTTAAAGTTGCTACAGTGGTCTTCATTGGGTCCTCCTGTCTTATCAGAGACGACGCAAATTCGTGCTTTTCTTTATGAATGTTTAATGCGAAATTTGCGATGGGTTGAAGCCATTCATATTTTACTTGATGTTCTTCTCTTACTCCCGATATCAGAAGAGAAGCGCCTACGAGCTCTAGACGTGTTAGCGAGACAGGAAGCGACTGCAGCAGGTCAAACGATACCAAGTTATCGGATACCACTTCTATGGGAGATGATGTTTCTAAATTTACGAGAGTCTTTGTCTTCAGCTACTGTAGAGAATGAACCCTCTGGTTCAGACATGTGTGATCCAAGCCCAACTCCTATTCCAATTACCACCGTTACAGTGGCAAAACGACAGCCCGCTGCAAAACGACGTGGAGGAGTTCAAAAGACAGACGGATGAAAGTGTATTTGATCCTTTGCTTTTACGCGCATCAGTATGGAAGGATTTAGATGAAGGACGCTCAGTTATGCGCTGTAAACAATGCCCTTTAGCACGAGTCTTATGGATTCAGCACAAAAGTAAAAAGGTAGAACCTGATTGGTCTACATGGACTCGTGTATTTCAATGGTATGGAAAACCTAATGACGGTACACAGTGGCGTATCTTTTGGTTTCCATCTGAATTAAAACGAACGGCTCCCGAACGAGGTCTTGAAGTCGGTCCAGCACACATTAACGGCGGATATACAATACCCTGTACATCATCTGCCATCGTAATTTACAGAAGAGAAGAAGCAACTCGTGTTCTTCTCCATGAAATGTCTCATGCTGCTTGCTTGGATGATCAGTCTGAGTCGCTCGTTATGCGCGAGGCAAGAACAGAAACATGGGCTGAGATATTTCTCGTCGCAATTAAGTCTGAAGGATCCTTACAAAAGGCTGAACGGCTTTGGAAATTTCAGACTCAATGGATTGCAGATCAGAACGAGTTTCTACGACGCAATCATGCTGTTCAAGGACCAAATAACTATGCTTGGCGATACACTATTGCTAGAGAAATAATCTTAAATCAACTGCGAATTCATTTACCGGCACCGCGCTCATTCAGTTCAAAGTCTCTGCGGTTTACACATATTACGCTCTGCCCTTAAACTGAAAATTGATTTATCTTAGTTTACTGTATCTGTAAAAAAAGCGCTACATGGGAATACGTGGTTTATATTCATGTATCAAATGCTATGCTGTACCCATTCATCCCGAGTCAGAAGAACCTCTCGTCATTGGTATTGATACCTATGCACTCTTTTATAAATACAAGGAGAATCTAACAGAACTCTTTACATTTATACAAACACTTTGTTTTAATGGTAGGCATACGCCTATCTTTATTGTGGATGGTATTCCTCCGGTAGAAAAACAACAAGAGCTTCAATTACGAAAGAATCAGAGAAAAGCAGCCTATACACAGGCTATTGCTCTTAAAGCTTTCTTACTGGAGCCATCATCACATGATCTTACGACTGATGCGCGTGCTGTTCTTGAATCAAAAGTACTTCAATATGAAAGTGAATCGTGGGCGGTTTACAGGGAACTCAGAGAGCAGTTCGTCCGGATGGCAAAAGAGAAAGGCTATGAAGTCCGGTTCAGCAAAGGAGAAGCGGATGCCGATTTAATGGAGATGAATGCCCAGAATGAAATACAGGTAGTGTTAGGCAATGATATGGACTATTTTGTGGGCGGTGTTGAACGATTATGGATAGTTATGAAAGACACGAAGGATATACAAGAGTTTAGGCGTTCGGCTATTTCGAAGCAACTTGGTATTCGTTCGGATTCTTGGCGAGATGTGGCAATTCTCTCCGGGTATGAAAAAGCGCCAGAGCTTCGCCGAGTTCCGGCGAGCCATGCGATTTCATTGCTTCGATTCTATGGATCTTTGGAGAAGGTTCTTTTGAAACGATCTGAGCTTCTTCGCGGAAGTACGGTAGATGAATTCTTGGCTGCGAGAAAGTTCTTTTGAGTTTGCGTAAAATATTTTCTTTTGTATGAATATATAACAAATGTCATCTGTATTAGCTGCTACTTCTCAGATTCCTCGTGCTTCGAATGCTTTTATTGCGGTCGGCGCGAGCCCTGCTACCAACCAGGCGCGCTTTTTCTCAGAGGCTGAGTTCGCGACGGCGATTGCTACTGGCAGCACAGTTTCAGGTACGCAGGTGTTTTTTGCCACGAATTCGCTCGCTAACACCGCGATGGTTGTAGCAGGCCTTGACAATTCCTGCAGACTTGTGCAGTATCAGTTATTCAAGGACTTAGGCAAGAACTATTTTCTCTACACTCCCATTGATTCTGCTTCAGGCAGCGTCTTTGGACTCTGGTGCGTCTTCACCAAGGTCCGCAGAATCGGTTCCCCTGCCGGTCTTGACTACGAGGGCGACAACGGCTCTGTTGGATACATCTGCACGTTTAGCGCGGCGCAGACAATCGCGGCTGGTGCCATCAACGCCACGGAGCCGTTGTGCATCGTCGCGCGCACTGGCTTCGGACACGCCTTCTAAACAGTAGATATATAGGATCAAAACTTTTTTTTTACAGCGTTATACGACGTAAAAAAAGAGGGGGACGGTCAATGTGGGGGTCGAACCCACGGCTTTTCGGTTAACAGCCGAATGCTCTACCGACTGAGCTAATCGACCAAAGAACTAGCAAAAGAGCTAATCAAGTAAAATGAAAAGATATTAATTATTTGTTTATAAGATGTTTACACAGTTTACGCAGTTACTTACGCAGGGACAGGCGCGACAACCTTCGGCTCCTTGACGTAGTGGGTGTTGAGGTAGCGCTGGAGGTTGAAGTACGTGAGGTTGTCCGCATCCGTGAGGCGGAGCAGCTTCTTGAGCGCGGCATCAGGCTTGATGTCGTGCTTGTTCTTCAAGTTCTTCTCCTTCACGTAGTTGTTGATCTCACGCGTCACGTTTGAGCGGGAGATCAGCGTACCCTTGGGCTTGCCGAGGAAGACGCAGAGTTCCTCCGTGACCTTCGTGGGGATCTCGAAGATGGAAGGACCGCGCGGCTTGGCGCCCTCCTCACCCTCGACCTTGACGCGACGGCGGCGCTTGCGCGCATCCTTGATCTCGCGGTGCACGCGCTTCTCGAGCTTCTTGACCTCAGTGATCATCGTCGAGACAACCTCGCGGAGACCCGTGAGGCGTCCGAGAACAACCTTGAGGTCATCGTCGAGCGTCGTCGCCGGCATCTCAGCAACCGGCGCAGACTCCGTGGCAGTGGCAGCCACCACTACAGGCGCCGCAACAACTACAGGCGCAGCCGCAACCGGCGCCTTGGTCGCCTTGGTCTTGGCAACCTTCTTCTCAGCAACAGCGACAGGCGCGACCGCCGCAACAGGCGCGGGCGCAGCCGCAACTACAGGCGCTACAACCGCCTCAACCTTCTTAGACACACTACGCTTAGCAGCAACAACAGGGGCAGAACTCATCGTTATACTAGTACCGGTGGAAGAATTCATCTAAAACAAACGCACTACGCAATTTCTAGGATTCAAACCGCTCAATTTTTGTTTTTTTTCCTCGAAAATCGTCCGTAGGTTTAACACAAAAACTTTTATTTTTTGAAATCAGAAACCGGATGACTCAATCTCAGTGGTTTACAGATATGCGTAAAAAAAGTTCCTCTTTAAGGCAACACGGAACATACCCGATTAACAAATAGAAACAAAGAGGATGCCTTCCGAAAAAGTATGTCAAAACGTTAAGAGTCGGAAGTTTCCTAACGTTCAGTGCCCTTTTGCCGCTACGCACATAGATTTTTGCCACAGGCATTATAAAAATCCACTCCGTTTTATTTCTAAAAAAACGGAATGTGATCATGTTCATACACGAAAGGAACATGCTTTTGTTGCAAAAATTCAAGCGTTCTGGAAGAAGAGACTTCCCTATCAAAGGGCGCATACACACGGACCATCCTTTTTTGTAAAATCAATTTCACAAAACGATACAGAAATCTATTGCCTGGAACCAATTGAAAATATTCCTCAACAGTACTACTTTTCATTCATTGATTCGAAGAATAGCTGCTGGACATTTGATCTCCGCAGTCTAAATCATTTGCTCTTAGAGGATATCCATTTACGGAATCCCTATACACGAGAGGCTTTCTCAGACACGAATCTGGAAAAAATCAAAAACCAAATTGCCAAACTAACAGCCCAAAAACTTCCCATTTTCTACCCAGTCAAAGATAATCTGAATTCGAAGCAACTCTGGAACGAAAAAGTTCTGAATGCATTTATTAAACTTGATAGTCTTGGATACAGAGCATCACCTCAGTGGTTTGAATCAATGAGTTTTCTTGATCATGAACGATTCTATAAATACTTATATAACTTGTGGACATATAGATTGGGTCTTTCACCGCAAGAAAAAATAGCGATTGTCCCTGGTTGTTTAACGAATCAAACTCGTCTTTTCCGTTGGACCCCAGATCAAGTACAAGGAGGTCGTTATGATCTACAGTGGTGGCGTAAGCAAAACCTGGAGATCATAAGAAGGATTATAGATACTTCTGAAGATAAGACGAAGAGATCCCTCGGCGCCTTATATGTAATTATAGGATTTACATCTGTATCCAAGTCGGCGACTGAAGCCTATCCGTGGGTTGTAGAAAGTATCCCTGCTTAGACGCTAGCAGAGCCGCTTCGCTAGCAGAGCCGCTTCGCTAGCGTAAAGACAAATACGTGCCAGCAATATAACGTACATTCTTATAACCCATACTGTAAAGTTTCTCTGATGCAGCCCGCGATCTTTGACCTGTATTACAATAGACTAAAATCCGCGCAGTTTTATCAGGTAAAAGAGAGGATGCTTTCTGTTCTATTTCACCAGTAGGTATATGAACAGCACCTGGAGCATGACCTAAATTATATTCAATATTTGTTCTTACATCAACAATTGTATCAATTTCCTTGGCAGCAATCTTAGCCTTCGCATCTTCTGCGCTTATATAAAGAAAACCATTAATAGCATATCTGTACAAAAGATACACAATTACTACAATAAGTACACCAGTGGCAAACAAATAACTAGTTCTTTGTTTCATCTTACTTAATGCTGCGTTTTAAAACGCATCGAGATTAGACTCTCGGGAGTATCTGTACACAAACACGCTTTCGGTTGCCCCGCACTAGGAAAGTAGAATGTATTACATACTTTACAGGCAGGCTGCTGCTTATCGCTCGCAAACTGCGCAAACGGAGGTTTAGAGCGATCATATCGATTTACAGTGAGAGCAACACCAGGAAAAAAGGCAGGATCGGGATCACTGCAAACAGCACACTTCTGTGCGGCTTGAAGAAGACCGAGAGATCCAGAATTTGTCTGATTGCCAGTTGTTACAAAAGTCTTTGAGCATTCATCTGGCACTAATGTTTCTCCAATTCCTCTCTTAGAAGCACCAAATGATTCAGTGTGCGCAATAGCCGCACCAGTACCTCGCTTAAAGACATTACCTGAATTCAGAGCCTGGTTCTTCATTGTTATTTCACTCGCATCGCGTGGCTTTCTCCGAGCCAGATATAATTGTGCTTCCTCTTGACGCCTTCTTATTAATTCACTGCTGCTCATAGCCATTTTTTACCTATTCAGGAAATTGAAAAAAACCGCCCAAAAATTGATTCGGATTTTTGCCCTGAAATCCACTAGACCGAGTTTTAGAATGAGCAATCTTATTGTATCTCCTAAGAATTTTAGTTGCGCGAACATCGTTATCACTCCTCTGAAGTCGCTGGACTCAGGTGCGAAGCAGGCGTATGTAAACTACGCCTACGATGCGAATACGCGTAAGAACCTATCCGTTCAGATCGCTACTCTCCCTGTTCCCTATGGCATGAACATGTTTGACAAGGCGGGTCCTCCGAAGTACAGCGTAGATCTCTCTCTGCGTGGCTACGATGAAAATCCCAAGGTCAAGCAGGTTTATGAGATGTTCACTGCGCTCGATGAGTACATGATCGATCAGGGCGTAGCTAACTCAAAGACGTGGTTCAAGGCGCAGCTTACACGTGATGTCGTCAAGGCGTTCTACACGCCTCTTGTTCGCTGGTCCAAGGATGCTGAGGGCAATGTGAAGCCGTATCCTCCCACACTGAAGGTTCAGCTCAAGCAGCGCGATGGCAAGTTTGATGTCACGCTGTTCGACGAGAACAAGAACGAGCTGAAGGGTGTTCCGCTCGATGAGCTCCTGGTAAAGGGCTCTCAGGTGACCTCGGTGATCCAGTGCACAAGTCTCTGGTTTGCTGGGTCCAAGTTTGGTCTGTCATGGAAGGCGCTCCAGATCCGCATGGATAAGATGCCTGACAACATCCGTGGTTATGCGTTCCAGGACGATGATGATGTACCGGCTCCCAAGACAAAGGTCGTAGTACAGCAGAAGGTGGCGCCTGTGACTGCCGCAAGCCCGAACAAGTTCTCTTCCCTGGGTGCAGAGGAGGAGGATGAGGGTGAGGATGATGCAGCATTCTCTGCTCCTCCTGCACAGCAGCAGCAGCAGTCAGTTCTCAGCGCCATGATGCCCCAGGAAGAGGAGGACGAGGCTGAGGAAGTTGAGCCGGTCAAGGTGCCGGTAAAGACAACGGTCACTGCGAAGAAGATCATCAAGAAGGTTGGTGGTAAGTAAAGTAAATAAGAACATATAAAAAAAAATATACATACATAAAAAGAAAAATCACATTTTTTATTAATTCTCTGCGCTGATAGTTAACAAGATCAATAACAACAACTTCTACAAGTTGTACACGTTCTATATGAACATCAAGCGATTTTCTACATAGTGGACATTGTAAATCATCGCCACAGAAACGATGCCACTGTTTAATACACTTCTTGTGACAATAAACTCTACATTCACAACTAAAGAGATTTTCTATACAAAATATCTTTTGTCGGTTTGTTCTTTTTTCTAAGCAAAATAAACATAATCGGGCAGAATCGCCCATTAATCCTATAGCTATCTACTGATTTACTTTTATCTTGTGCATCCGCAATTACTAGGATTAAATTCATAAGGATTCGCCGTCGCGTCCGTAGTGCAGTAGCACTTACCTAACTTTCTCTCTGTAACGACAGTCGCTGTCTGATTATTCGTTTGCTCTCTCCTCAGTGTTGTACCACCAGCAATAACGTTCGTGTGAAACGCAGCGAGCGCCCTCGCCTGCCTTCTCTGGGTTAAAAGAGATGAATCAAAATTACGAGTTGGCATTCTAATTTCTCACTAGAAAAAAATGGAGTCGAGCTGGTGGAATGAATATATTTACATTTCAATTTGGTTTGTTATAATTTTGTGTATTTTGCTCGGTGTATCGTTAACTCCAAGTAAAGATACCTTTACTGATGTTACAAAAACAGATAATATTGATTTACAAGCATTCTTTCAGCCGTATCGTATAAGCGAAGTGTGTGCCATTTTTCAACCAGTCTATGATTCGATTGTTCTATCATTTATTCCATTGGAAGGTCAAGCAGCCCGGGATGAAGCCGATAAAGACGTAAAAAAGCATGTTCCAGGAGGAAAACTTTCATGTTCTTTAGTTGTACCATCATCTAAAGAGCCGCAAGACGTTTTTAATTTCCTTTCAAGTCTGTCTGATACATATATAGCCGACGTATATGCGACACTTTTGTACAGTACAGCCACACTTCAATCGAATTTGGAACAAGTCAAAACATCCTTATCGACTGTCCCTCCGACACCCGCGCCTGGAAAGATCTTTGAATCCTTTGAAGATGTATGTAGCCCCCAAGAAGCCACAAAAAAACGCGCGACTAAGGTTTCAGCCTGTATCTTACCAGAAGATGTAACACCTGAAGCTCTCAATGTTAAAAGCAAAGAGAAACTTGCTAAGTTAGAATCTGCATTAAATAACTACAAGTCAAAAAGCACAGAACCAGTTGCTCTTAGAGAATTATCTTACACTGATTTACTTCAAAAAGGAAAAGACCTTTTAAAAGAACTTCAAGCTTTAAAAGCGAAATTAGAATCGGGTGATGTTACACCCCCTCAATCCGAATCATTTACAGATTTGTTTAGCCTTCAATATCAATAGGTAGTTTCCGAGTACCTTTACTTTTACTTTTAGAGCGACGCGTGCCTTTTTCTTTTTTCATCTTCAAAATACGAGCAACTTTCTCTTTGAGCAAGGTAGGAAAACTCTTTTGATATCCACTACATTGAACGGAAAACGCTGGGAAAAATGTCTTATCTTTCTTACGAAGTTCAGAGGAGAGTTCAATAAGTTTTTGGCATAAGCAGGCGATTGAATATCCAAAAAAGAGATGATCTTTTGTAAAGATCTGAATTGCCAAGTAAAATGTCAAGAGTGTATCAAAACTTCCAACAAGAAGTTCTTTATTACCATTAAGATGAATTGTGTTATATGCATGACACGCTTGATCTTCAATCATCATAGCAACAGCTTTTCCATTACATCGGACTACAGCACGATTGGGAAGAATACCTCCTTCAAGCCCTTTAACAACTTCGATCTCTGTAATTTCTTTTCCAAGAAGTTCTTTGATTTCAAATGAATCCTGAACAAGTGCAGGACTTAAGAAAATAACAGTACCTCCATTCTTAACAAACCATTGTACACCCGGAGACTTAAATTTCTTGAAACCCATAGAAAAAGAATAGAGCGCCGCAACTTCGGCACCCACTAACACACGGTGTTTATTCAAAAGAAATCCTAAGAGTTTTTCGCGAATTTCTATTGGTATTGATGCACTCCGAGGAAGTTCAGTACACTTTGTTTTTGCTTTCAGAGGAAATGCTTTATTTAAAAGAAGAAGTCGTTCGTAAACTTTATCCCATCGTGTAACTTGTCCTCTCGGTCTGCTCAACTCTAAATACATATTCATACGAAGAAAGTCGGGATCTGCATAATAAATTCCATCCTTTTTCAATGCTCTTTGATGTACAATCTTGTAAAGAGCAGGATTCATAAATGTAATGTCAGCAATGGCTATAAAATTTACAAGAAGTTTATGAGTACCTTCATGAATACCAATACGCTCTGTAACTTCGGTAAATCCCGCATGTTGTAAGTCCTTTGCCAAAAGAACTAAATCATCTTGAGGATTTGGTGAAAAAAAGTCATAATCGGGAAGATCCTTATCTTTATCATAAAATTTCATCTTTTCTGGTAAGATGGCATTAATGGCAGTGCCGCCGTAACATACACGACGCTTTCTACGAAGGAAATTTTCTACAATGTCGGTCGCATAAAGAAGTTCAGGGTTATGAGCAGTTTCATAATGAAGAATATCGTCCGCTTGATCAATCGCATCTTCAAGACGTTTTAATTCTTTTTGTATAGAACCTCTATATAAAAAAGAACTTTTTAAGGGAGCCTTTTGTACATCCTCCTCCATACTACTTATTGAGGAGATTGAACTGCGCCTCCCATCGCATCCACTTTCGGGCTGGGTTTCGCAGGTGTAAAGTTATCAGGCTTGACGAAGCGGATTCCCTTTGGTTTAGGACGGTAACTAACCTTTGACCAATAGGAAAGGAGATAGCCGAGTTGATTTTCTTTGGAGCTTTCAGGTTCTGTCGGTGCTGCTGTTACTGGCACTGCGCCTTTTGTTTTTACAGGACTTGTAAACTTACCTTCTTCACAGATAAAGAGTGGAACACTCTGAATACCGAGTGTTTCTTCAAGATATCTGAGTGTAATGAAAGAAGGATTCTCGCCCGAATCACCTGTCGCCATTGTCCAGGCTAATTTCGTCTTACCCACAGTTGTCGCTTGTTGATCGGTCGGTATACTACTAAAAAATTCAATAGTATCAATAACTCCTCTGGGTATTGTTGTCGGTGCAGTTGTCGTTGAGCCGAGCGCATTTGTAGACGTTTTGTAAATTGTTAAATTTACTAAATAATCGAGATCGGCTGCAGGCGAGTATTTGGATGTTGATGTTCTGAAGACAGATGTATCTACATTTGCAAAAAAGAGAACTTTCTTTTCAAATGATGAGATCGGCTGGTACGGAATATCGTTTTGTTTTGTTTGGCGATGATAATCTCCCTCAGATGTTTGCCCTAAATGATAGGGGACAAGCGGTTGTAATTTAGTCGCAACCTTGGAAAGAAAGGGAATATAATCTTGCGACTTCGGGTCGGGTGTATTTACAAAATATAAGACGACGATTAAGGGATCATTGGGATTATTTACAAGATTTCCGAAGGCGAGATCTGCAAGAGTCTGTGCAACCTTACCGATATCGCCGGCATTTGTAGACCGTATTACATTGCTATTGTCCCTATAAAGAAGTATAGGTTCATTAGGATTTCCAAAGAGATCTACATTGAGTGTTGTATCATTTCCATAATAATCTATATTGAGTACGAAACATCTGGCGCCCGTTTTAAGAGCCATTGTCACAGCGTCTTTTTCTCCGTAGGCACCATTAACCTTAGGTCCAAGAAATCCAGCGTGTTGAACAGTCAGTGGACTGTAGTTAATGAAACATTTTTCATTTGTTTGTAGAGGCTCGCCAAGTTCTACAGGAAGTGTAGTATTTACACCAGCATGTGATGTATAAAATTGCGCTAGGTTTGTGTCAACGGCAGCCTTTTGTGTAAAGGCATTATTTGCTACATTTTGGGGTGTTGCTATAAGCTTATTTTGTGAAACAGCGATATAAATACATCCAATGATGAGACCGACGAGTAAAAAGATTCCAACCCATTTAAGAATTCCCATCCAATCAATTCCTTTTGTCATATTTGTAATAGTTTCTGTAGGAGTCATTACAGTAGTGCCATTTACTGCAGTTTTCGAAAGACTATTTGTTATATTTTGTGCCGACGGCATTCTTTCTAGGCTGAACTGAGATATTCCTTTTCAAATGCGCTGCGCTCCAAGATCCGGATACCCATGTCTCCTGCCTTCTTTGCCTTTGTGCTACTATCGGATCCGGCTGTTACCAGAACCTGTGCCTGCTTTGTAAGGCTTGGTAGAACTACAATGCCCCGCGCAGCACAAGCTGACTCAAACTCTGTTGAGCGGAATCCAGTCACTACAATGAAGAGCTTTGTTGGAACAGTTGGTGTAGAAGTCACTACAAAGTTACCTACAGGTACAACTGTGACGGGAAACTGATCCTTGCGCCACTTCTCATACCTATGTAATATGCCAATGAAGTCGCGCAATGACTGGTCACTCCAACCGTCAGCCTTCATCTGAACAAGTGTCACAGAAGACCATTTCTTCCAATCGGGCTCCATCTGAAAGAGCGTTGTGAGCTTAGTCTCACCCACACCACGTGGCATAAGACTTGACGCAATCATGAGGGTCATTTCATTCGCCGAGCGAACCTTCTCCATGAAAGCCTTCTGAATCTTTACACCGTTCCCCTTACCGATCGCCTCACACCACTTCTCTGTACTGAGCTCCATGAGCATTCGCGGGGTTGTATGACCCGCCTCTACCAACTTCTTCACAAGCCCGGGACCTAGATTGGGAACCTCAAGTGTACTGGCGAAATGACTGAGCTTGACAGCCAGTGTCTCCGCTGTTGCAGCCTGATCCTTCGGCACACAGATATGTACATGAGTCGCGTCCCACTCGTATGCGCTGGGAAACGGAATCGTATCGGATCCCTCAAGTACAGCATCCACGGTAGGAATTACGTCGCCGCTTCTTCTGATCCGAATGCGGGCTCCAACGCCGAGACGCTTCTCTACAAGCAACTTCGCATTGTGTCCACTGATAAACTCAATCCGTACATCCTTGACCTGAACAGGCTCAATCTGGATACGAGGAATGATATAGCCCTGGTAACTAGGCGCCCAGAGAATCTGCTTTACCACTGTATCAGCACACTGATCGGAGATGACCATCTTGAATGCTACACAGTCCTTCGGCAAGGTAGAGCTAGTTCCGAGAGTCTGCCACTGAGGGACGCAGTCTATACCGACGACAATTCCATCGGTAGCGTATTTGCTCTCCTGGCGGCGCTTCCGAAACAAGGATTCGAGTGTAGAATCTGTAAGATCCCGGCTGGGAATGGCAGCGCGCCAAGGAATTTCAAATCCGTGAATTTCGAGAAAGTTAAACTGGGCAAGGCGGTTAAGTCCAGCCGGTTCAAGAACTTCATAGGCGACAAAGTGGAGTTTCTTTGCATCTGCGGGACTCGGGGAACTGTGGTGAAGAACTCCATTCACCCATGCCCTTGTCTCACCCTGTGTAATAATCTCGCCACGAACCACACAGCGAACAGTATTTACAAGACCCTGAATATGCTTGACGTAGTTCTTAATCTCTACACCGTCCTCGCCATCTCCGCGTAGGTAGAGACTTCCACTTCCGGAACTCCAGAGTGCGCTCAGACCATCGAGCTTATCGCTGGCTACAAACGTTGTGGATCTTCCAGCAAATTTCTCGACCGTTCCGGTTCCGGGCTTAATCTTTTGGAGAGATGGCATGCAGAAGGGGAGGCGAACCGTAGAGCCACGAGGCGTAGCACCGACAGATGTCAAGAATGGATGAGTTGGGCACATTGCCTCCAACTTATCACGCAACTCGTCATACTCCTCGTCGGTCATAATCGGCTGTCCCGTGTTATAGTATGCATCAGACGCAGTCTTCAACTTAATTACAATTGATTCCATGTTATATGATAACATCATGGAAGGAATTGACTTCAATTTTTACATTTATATCCGAAATAAACGATCTGCCTTATTTAACCGACGTGGAATCCATCTAAGTTCAACCCATTCCATCTCTTTTGCTAAGTTGATGATGTCCTCATAATAAATCGCAGCATACTCTTGTTTTGGTCTGCGTTTGTATATAAGTGAATTCATTACAGATAAATTGTCATTTTCTATTTGTACAGAATCTACATCACATTCTTGTGTCATAAGAATACCATCTTTTACAGAGCACCATTCAGATTCATATGAATTCTTATGATCGAAATAAGTCTTTACAGATTTATAAGTTTCGTCTGTTTTGAGTAAAGATGCTGTTCTAGAAATATGATCATTGTAACGAAAGGAGCCGTCGGTTTGTAGTCTAGCGAGAAGAGGCGGTGCAAAGAGTGTTTTCTTTACCAGGGCTGAAAACGCAGCGATCGGTCTCTTTGACATCTATTTATCGCCTGTTTTTTCTAGTTTGCCTGCGTACTGAAGCTGCAGCCGCAGCCGCTCTCCCTCTGGTAAATTTATTTTCAACCTTTTGTTGAACATTTGCTTTTAATCGTCCGGCAAGATTTTGATTTGCAGATTTCCTTCTCAATCCGGCAATCTTTTTAGTTTCAGAACGCAATTCCATTTGGAAGATAGACGCGCCTTGAGAACGACAAACAAAATTATACAAGATTACCGGAACATTTTTATCTTGATATCGTTTTAAAATACTAGCACTATCGGCAGGAAAATGTTCATCAAAAAGTTCATCTACCATTTTAAAAGGTAATTTTCCTTTTTTAGGTAAAACAGCCTTGAGTTCATCAAATGTAGGATACACTGATTCTTCAAACGCCATTTCAAGCTCTTCAATCTCTAGATTGGATGAATCGAGTTCTTCCCCAATAATAAATCTCCGTTTCGTCTTGATTGGATATTCATATAAACCGGATTTTGTTAGCCAGGATGTGCTTTCAACGTCGTTTGTTCCTGCTAAAAACAATTGAAATTCAAATAAGTTTGCTTCTTCATTTTTATTACCTTCTGCAATATGGATTTCAAAACCGAGTTCTTTTTCCAATTGTTTCTGATATTTACGAGGATTCATGATATGTTTTTTCGTATCTTCGTCATTTTGTTTGAATAACTTATTAATCGCTTTTAAATTAATTTCTACAATGGATGGTTCTCCACAGAGAACAGCTGTGACAATACAGCATCCTTTAGGAACTGGTTTTCTTTCAAGACTATCATTTCCATGTCCAAGTATAGTACATGCGACCTCATACGCCATCTTATTAATGATTCATATAATCTTCCATGGCTTTTTCATATGCGTCAAAATGTTGTTCAAGACCATTAAGTTTAATAACTTTGAGTTTTGCCGTATCTGATATCTTATTCCCTTTGAAAATATTTTTTCCGACGAGACTGACCTTTGGATTTATCATGACTTCCTTAAAAAAATTCCCGCTTTGCTTAATAGCTCTAGATAACGTGACTGGATCTTTAATGAGAACTGGCGCAGCCGGAACTTTCCAGCGTGGAACTTCACATAATATAGTTACAAGAAGTCCTAATATATTTTTTCTATGTTTTCCTGTAAATCGAGGGTCAGCACCTTTAAATAGATCTAAGAGACATTGGAATTCTTCGTGCATGCGAATCATAGATCTGTGCGCAAAATCTTTATAGGCTTCTGCACATAGATCTCCAAAATAGTAAATAACATCGGCTTTTGCCTTTCCTTTTATATTTGCGGAGCCACGCTGAACTGACGTAAGACCACCACCATTTTCTTTTCTAACTTTTATCTCTTCTTCAAGTGTCCATTTAATCCAGAAAAGCGCTTTCTCAATTGAACCTTCACTGATCGCCTTCAAGAATTCGCATCCAACTGTTCGTAAGGCGATTAAGTCACTTCCGTGTTGATATATTTTCCTAAGAGCCTGTGTTTCTGGGGCGGAGGCTACATTTGCAAGCCAGCCGTCTCTGTGAGTTTCGGGACCGACTTTTGTCCAGACAAGTCTACTTCGTCGTGGGCATTCGTGTAAGACATAGATGAGTTCTGAGACACGTGTCTGGAATTCTTCATCTTTAATCAGATCATCATCGGCATATTTAGCAATCATTGCGTCGATTTCTCCTACGCGTTTTTTGAGATATACGAAGACGCGAGGTGAGGCAATTCCGACATGTTGTATAGCGTAATCCCAGATGAGCTGTATGAAGACTGTGAGACCGCCACTACAAACTAGATCGGCGGCAAAATGAAGAGCACGCCCGGTTGCGATGACTCCGCTTTCGAGCATAGATGCCTGTAGTGATTTGAAAGATTCGGATGGAAGATACCCGGAGCGTGTACGAAATTCTTTTTTATCGGGGTCTGCCTTCACTTCTTTTGGAATGTTAAGAACAGTACCTTGAAACATTGTCAAGCCTTGACAAACATCAAGATATTTTATTTATATTTTGGACTCACAACTTTCTTACCTGACGCACGCGGTATGAGCCCTTTCGCTTTCAGGCTGGCAAGCATTGTGAAACCGATTGATTTACCTTGCTTCCACCGACGAAGATACTTGCGATTTTTAGCTGTTGCTCTGTAACCACCTTTACTACGTCTGTAGTTATTTTTACGCGTTCTACCACCTTTCATCATACAGCCGCAAGCGCCGCCATTCTGGGCAAAAGGTTGCGTCATGGACGCAGGTGGCAAAGTTTGCATATCACATCCGCATCCAGGGGACATTTCTCTCTATAAAGAAAGAATGTATTTACCTCCCAAATATTTTGGAACTTTATCCAAAAACAAAACAAGAAAACGCGTGAAAGAAATCCAACATTTTGGCAAACTGGATTGGAAAAATCCTAAAGCCTACGTCGGGTTTCAGACAGACAAAGGCGCCAAAACGAGAAAATCATCTTACACCGCAACTTGGCATCGTAAGTATCCAGAGATAAAGTCTCTCAAAGATAAAGCAAAGCTTACAGGAGTGCCTCTCAGCATGATACAAAAGTCTTATAACAGAGGTATGGCTGCCTGGAGAACAGGGCATCGCCCGGGTGCTACACAGCAACAATGGGGATATGCGCGCGTAAGTAGTCTCTTGTTAGGCGGAAAGACGGCACAAACAACAGATTCTGATTTAGTGCGCGCCGCAACTAGACGTAGTAAGAAAGCTAAGGCATGGTATAAGTCTATTCATTATCGAGTTCCTTCTTCTCCTCATCTAAGCGCTTGACGAGGCGTTCGCACGCCTTCTCCCAGCTGTACTTCATCACGGTCTCACGTGCCTTCTTGCCATGTGCCAGTCTTTTATCAGAATCATTTATATATTCTTCCATTGCTAGGCAAATATCATGCGGGTCGCAAGCAAAAGCCTCGCCACCGACTGGTGAGAATGCAGTCGGCATATAGTAACGGAATTTCGGCTTAACCAGAGATGAATTCTCAGGGTTGCAGAACTCTTTGAAGCCGCCAATATCAGGAATGACCTGCGGAACACCTACACCCATCTGCTCAAACTGACATAGTCCAAAGCCTTCACCATCTGATGTACTAATACCTACATCTGCCATGCTATAAAACATATTAATATCCTTATCTGAGAATGACATGTCTTGTGTGCTGATCATAAGTCTGTTACTGAATAATTCGGTGGCGACATTCCGTAACTTAAGTTCGCGCTGAAAGATCTCAAAGAGCCACCAGCCACCCTTCTCACCCTTGTCGCAGATACACATAAGAAAGAGTGGTTTTGTCGGATACTTTACGATTAGTTCTACAAACGCCATGATCAGTAAATCATAGCGCTTCCGTGGTTGATTGCGATTTAGATTTAGAAACAAAAAGATATCATTCGGGATACCGACCTGTTTGCGCGCAAGTTCCTTTGGTACTGGAAAGAACTGATTACTATCAAAACCGTGTAGCAAAACATCGAGAGGACGTGTAATACCCTGATCCTTGAGGCACTTCTTCCAATGGTTCGTGAACGCAAAAATACAGTCGGCATCACGATTCAGAATATCAAGATATCCCTGAAGCTGTGTATTGTAGACTTGGTCACAATAGACCCAGAGTTTGAATGTACGGGGTATATTATTCTTCCGAATCTCTTCTAAAAACTTGGCGACGACAGACATATCATTGTAGATCATAATAACATTTGGCTGCTTCTTTCTAATAATCTCAGGTAGCTGAGAAAAACCGAAACCCTGACCTTGTTGTTGAAGTGTAGGAGCAGCCGCCTTCTCCAATGCAGCGGCATCAATGACATCTACATTGCTAGGGTATGTGCGATAGTTCTGCGGAATATTGTTAAACTTCTGAAAACCGAAATGAGTGACTTGGAGCCATGACAGTTTTGCAAGTTGCTGAATAATACCCCACGTAACTTTGCTATACCCAGTAAACTGGTGACAGTGAGTACCGACAATCATAAATTGAAGTTTTTTATTATCCTTGATAACGATTTGTCCTGAAGGTTCAAGTGTAGGAGCACCTTTTACGACGTGCTGTGGTGTTCCAGATTGAATAAGGCTTTCAATACTTTTTAAATAGGAGGGCAGAGAACTCTGGTCCATACTTTCTAAACCAATATAAGGCTTGCCCCTTAAATAGGTGTAGAATGCCAAAGAATAGAAGTCAAATTAGAGACATTTTTACAAACGCATCTTTTAAGAAATCACTTATTCCTTATAGAAAACATAAAATTTCTATAGCACTGAGGGAGGCTGTCTGGATACAAAAGATGGGCAGGGTCTTTTCAGCAAAATGCCCTGTTGCGTGGTGTCCGAATACAATCAGCGTCTTTGACTTTCAAAGCGGTCATAATATTCCTGAAGCGAAAGGTGGAAAAACCACTATCGATAATTTAATTCCTATTTGCGCTCGCTGTAATTTATCTATGGGAGATCGGTACACAATTGATGAATGGTCAAGTATGTACATGAGTTCTGAAAAATCAAAGCCACAAATACAACCGAAAAAAACATGGTGGCAATGGCTCAAGTGTTTTTAGTCTAATCCTAAAAACTTGCGCCCAATTTTGCCATGATAATATCAAGGAGAGTCCAATTTCTAAAGATGAAATAAAAAAGACTCAGTTTACTTACCCGAAAAAGGATAGCAACGGCATTTCATAAATTTCTAACTAAATAATATACAATGGAGAGCGGTCTTACTATGTTATTGCATTCGGTGATCATTGGAATTGTCCTGTATTTTTTAATGATATTTGGACTAGGACAGGACAGCAATGTGGCTGAAAATAGAAGTATTTTGATTGGATCAGTTGTTTTGATCTATATGATACTATTTGGTCACGGATTACCGACAAAAATTAATAAATATATCTAAAGTCCCAGTGTTTTCTTAACATTTTCTACAAGCTTTTTCTTATAAATTACCCAACGATTGAGTATAACCGTTCGATAGTTTTCTAAGAGCTGAATATTCTGTAGTAAATGGTCTGTTAAAGCCGCCGCCTCAGACCAATTAGATGACGGTAGAATACCTATTTCATTCATGAGACGAGCTGCAAGCGCATCATTCTCACCATTTTTTACATAGAGTGGTATACATCCACATTCAAGTGCCTCATAAATACGGAAAGTCTCTGAATTATTGCCTACGGGGCAAGGTACAAAGTAGCTATCAAGAAGAATAGCCAAATACTCTTTTCTCTGGATTTTCTGAGTGCTTTCCCATGAATCGGCGAAAACCGTGCGATTCGGTTGGATTTTGTTGAAAGGTTCCAGTAGTTCTTTGCGAGAACGCCATTCTGTACCCATGAAAGACCAGCGATTACTTCTGAAAGGGAGACGCGGTGTCTTCTCTGCGGGATTTTCAGAGCCACCTTCAATTGTATGATGATATCCAAGTGGAATTACCATGACATTTGAAGGCAGATTAGGACGCTCATACATGCGTATAACACCCTTACACATGGGTAACGAATAGACTGATATATCATCATTTACATACTCATCACTTAAATGTAGAATATAGAAGCCAGAACCAGAATCATTCCACTTTTTCAATAGTTCTATATATGCAGGAATATGATTCTTTTGGAAGAAGACAATAGGTGAGTCAGTTGGCGGCGTATCAGAGAGTTCTACCTTTTCAATATGAAGAGGAATATCGGGTCCTAATAATTCTCGTAACCAGATTGACTCATAGAGTTCAGGACCTTGTAGACCATGTTGTTTTAAACAAACGAGTCGTTTTTTTCTTTCAGACGGCGGCGCCTTCATAAGTTCATTTGTAGGATGTTTCAATGAAGGTTCACTCTCTATTTGTGTTTTTTTCTGTAGTTGAATAAGAACTTCATAAATATTTAGAGGTTGACCTTTTGCCGCTTCCGTATTTTTAGAAATCTCCTCAGCAGAGAATCGATTATCATTATTCCATAAATCACTATCGAATTGATCTATACGATTAAAGTCATTAAAAGCGCTGGATTTATATATAGGATCTTCATCTTGATAACATCCAGCAATCAATGGATTTAAAAAGTAAATCTTCATATGTTCTACATGATTACACAGTATATGATCTGCACTTGTCCAGTATCCGTCGTGAGCATGGATAAGCTGAAGAATCTTTTCTGCTCCTCTTCGTGATAGAACATAGGAATAGGCGCACCAATGAAAATAATGATTGGGCGGTTTTTGTCCAAACACAGAGTTAGCCGCTACACGAGAAAAATAGCGATTTACAGGTTCTTTTAACTGATCAAAGACCACATGATTAGGAGGTAGAATACCTCCAAGATATATAATATCATAATCTTCAGGTAAAAAAGCAGATGCTTCTTTCCATTTTTCTTCCCATTGGGGCGCAAGTTTTACATCGTCTTCCAGAATGAGATAGTTATTTATTTCCTTTTTTTCATTTGCCAGTTGCCACCAGAGTCCAAGATGACTGAGAGCACAACCCATGATCGCTTTTTTCCAGAGAAAATCGTGTGGTTTGAAAAGGCGTGCTAGTTGCGGCGTTAAGAGTAAATTACGTCCTTCAACAGCACTTACTCTTTGTACCCTAGATTGAAGAGATGGAGATATTTCGTATAACTTCTCCATACGATCCTTTCTTCTATCCAAGTTAATTACATAGGCATCATCGATTCCTTGTGTAAACTGCTTATGTATTTGGAATTGTCCTCTGTGAACATAGAATGCTTTTCCAGAAATAAATGTCTTTCTGAGACTGATATCACAATAAACTTTATCTAGAGGATACCGTGTTAATCCCATTCTATAAGAAAGAAGACTCATAATACTCTGATCGTGTCTATGTCCAAATGGCTTTCCATCTCTAGTACCCTCCCATTTTATTCCACTAATAATCTTCTTTTCCAGTGATATAATATATGTTTGTGAATAAAAGTTGACTGCATCTGGGTGACCGGCTTTGAATGCTTGTATATTTGCCGCGATTTGTTGCGACTTCTTTTCAGATTCTGTCATATTTAGAATTTGTTTAAAAGTATCGTGACACCACTGGTCATTTATTTGTCTAGGATCCTCAAGTAAACAGATACCATCTTCATATGCAATACGCAAGAGATCAGAGGGCCACCGACAACAGAAAACGCCGGCATCGAGATAAAGTACAAGACGATCTTTATACTCTGGAGAGGAACATACATGATTTAAGAGCCAGCATTTCCAGGCAAAATGTTGGGGATCCCAGTAATCTAAAAATTTTTCAGGGACAACGTTTTCAGGTGGATTAAAAAACTTTACATCAGAATATGTATTTTTAAGAAGAACACGTGATTCTTCAGGCACATCATGAGTTAACCAGACATGTACTTCAATATCAGGAATTCCGTTTTTCTGTATTACAACGCCGGCGAGTAACTGTTGAAGAGAGGATAAATAGTTTCTAGTTGCATATGTAATGATGAGTGGACGACTTATATTTTTAAATACTGCAGTGGGAAGTTCCTTGAGATTATTTACAGGTACAGGTCGTTCTTTCGCTAGACTTATCGCCTCCTCTGATGTCTTTGCGCCTATAAACGGCGGAATCAGATTTAAACTATCCTCTGGAATACCCGCAATCTTTAACATAGTATAAGAGACTTCGCGCAGAGTGCGCCGAACAAGATCACGCTTATAATCGTCGAGAGCAGGAATGGCAAACTTTGTTAAATATTCAGAAGGATTTTCATCTATCTTTTTTACAGCTGTAATGAGTTCTTCGGGTGAGGTGATATTTCTAGCATCGATGAAACCAGAAATCTGAAAATCGCGTTCAACCTTAGGATCACCCCAATAAATAGGAATACATCCTGCTGCTTTCGCGTGAAGAAGTTTCTCTGTTGTATATCCCTGTGAACTAGCATTTTCATATGCGAGAGAAAACTTATATTTTTTGAGAAAGTCGTGTTTCTTGAGTTCACCGCCGCCGCCGCCAAGACCAGCGAAAATCTCAGAGCCGATATTATTAAAGAGTCTACCTGCAGAATCTACCTTTTTATATTGAGATAACCAATTGAAAGCATTATTGCGAAGAGGATTACAAGGATTCGTTACAACGAAAGCACAGAACTTAGTCTTTTCTCCGATTTCACCAGGATACACTGTTGTACATCGGTCAATAGGTAATGGCTTCGGATTCTGGATGCGATCTGGATCGGCGCCAAACCAGTTAATCTCAATCATCCAAAGGGGAAAGCGAATGTAGGATTGATTTACAAAGTCTGCATGAGCATATCCTAGATTGAGTTCTACATTGTGACTTTTTTGAGGCTGCGTATTTTCACCTGTAAAGTGAACTTTCTTTATATTTTTCCAGATATCTTCTTTCCATTCGGATCCAAATGGACCAAAAACTAAGAGATTGGGTGTACAATTGACAGGCAAAGTTTTTGTGCCATAGCCATTGATTTGAATATCTTTCTGGCTATATTTGAGACCTTCAGACATCATTAGTAAGAACATATTATAGTCAGGATTAAAACCATCCCACATATCTGTAAAAAGAACATTTAGTGTTTTCTTTTCTTTAGGAGCAACAGTAGTAGCGATTGATAAGGCAGGTAAAGAAGCAAATGCTGCTTTCCATCCATTTTGTACACGCGTAGAGTCACAAGTAATCTTTTCGCGGATTTTTGCTCTAAGTGTATCGAGTGCCCCTGTTTGAAACATACCTTTTCCTTGGAGTAAATCCTGATGTAAGGTGCTAAATGCTGTACCTGCCTCTATAATTGAGTTATTAGAATAATAATACGGTGAACCTAACTCTTGTAATACTTTTGAGTTATGGACAAGTGGAATTCCTGACCAAATAGTGTCGAGTAACATGGGACGAAGAGCACGAAATCTAATATGGGAAAAAACAACAGATGCTGGATCATAGATCCAATCAATAACACGTTGGCGCCCAAAGAAAGAACCACTTAAATCAGCAATCTCGCAGTGTTTCATTACATTCTGTTTAAAAAATTCATTTTTCTGAATATGGTCTGCATTATGTATTTTGTAATTAGATAAAGGAATCATTGATTTACGTTTAATTTCTCTGAGAGCAACAAGAGGTATAGTACAGCTGCTCGATGCACTCGTATTAGTCTCACATATGTGGACAGACCACGGAGGAAGTCCGCCTTTCTGTTGAATAAAATAATAAAGTATCTGAATCCACTCAGATCCATTTATGTCTTTTTTATGTGCTTCAATTGCTGTAGGTGACCATATAAAAGGTATATGACGCACGGGAACACCTCTCGAGAGAACTTCTAAATATTCGAGTTCATCTTTTGTAGTTTCTAGATCCAGAGCCCAGATAGCTGTGAGACCTTCCAATGTTCTCTTAGTAACAGTTAGTGGATAAATGCTATTTTCTATATCATTTAATAAGATAGGTTTTCTGATAACCCATACACATTGTTTTGCGATCTTTTTTCTAAGTTCAGCCGATGTAATAAGTGATGTTACTTCTAATAATATATCAAGTTGTAGATCATCTTTATTCTCAGTTTGTTTAGTCAGAGTTTCAAGATGCAGAATATTTGGATACTCTGTTTTTAAACCTCTACAATCGTCCCACCAATCTTGGGTGCCGTTAACATTGACAAGATAGACGTCATAACCAAGCTTCTTACAAAGTTCGGCAGTGGCAATCGTGGTAGAGGATCCTCCTCCGCTAAAAAAGGAGAACTGGAAATTTACAGTGATACCGACCTTCATTCTTTTTTGTGTCGATATTCAGATCAAAGAGAAATAACCGCAACATCTATGTAGTCACGAGTTTAATCCATGCTTTTTGAAGTTCGGGGTTATAAGGAGAATGTGTCCAGGCTAAAAGACGTGCGTGTGATTTATATGTCTCTAAGAGTTCACTGTGTCTTTCACGACTTAGTGTAATCTGAGAAACGATGTCATAAATACTATTTCCCTTATATGAATATCCATATTCTTTCCATGATTGAGCATTATGAACAACAGGAAATCCAGCCGAAAAGAGTTCAAGAGTCATATAGTTATATTCATTATTCCACTGATTAAGAACGAAAGTTGCACTCGGATATTCTGTCATAACAGTAATAATATCTTTACGACCAACAATAATAAGCTTACCATCTTTGAAAAGATCTAATGTATTCAAAATAGAGTCTCGGAAGAAAGGTACAGATGCAATTCGTTCACCATTTACGACAAGCACTTGACCGGTCCAACTACTATTTTTTCTATACCAGCTCTCTAAAGCCATGATCGGAAGAAGAGAAGATTTTTGAAAACTGATGTTTGGTTCCATAACAATAAAAGTTTCCTTTTCATCTCCTTTTCTAGGGCGCCATTGAGGATTACGCCGATTGCCGTCGGTTAAAATACAGGAATCCCAAACATAGGGAGCAACTTTGATTTCTTGACTAGGATCTATATGATTGAGGGCACATGCATATTCTGAGTGTTGCTCGTAATGCGGAGAGACCCAGATTGCATCCATTTCACCAACAACATGGTGACTAAAGTTCATAGATGGATAAAAAACAGGAGTTTCAATATCGATATTTAGAATATTGCCGAGGTAAAGTTTAAATATTTTTCCACCGATCATTTTTAAGAATCTGCGAAGAGCAGGATCAATACTCATACCGATCTCTATATAGGCTTTAATCGGAAGAGGTTGTTTCACCAAGTCTTCAATACTGATTACACGAGTTGTTCGAAGAACTTCTGGAATCTTTTCAAGATTTGTAGGTTTTGTATTTACAATTAAAATAGGGGTCCAGCCCGCTGAATCAAACATTTTATACAGAAGAAATACATTTTGAAAAAGACCATTTGCGAAGAGATTATCATCTGTGATTGTAGCGGTGGCAAGTAAGACAATAGGTCTTGATATGAGGGGTACTATTTCTGAAAGTCCGCAGAGTGGAATATGTTTAGTAATAGGTACAGAGCCGATACGTGTCATTCCAGCTAATTCGTATCCGTGTTGCGAGGACTCTTCAAGACTCATACTGATTCGTATAGAGGATCTTGTTTTTCCGTATATCCGCATACTATAGAGAGTCTTCGGATGTTATCATTTTCAACAAGTGATTTACTTGTTCGAAACAGCCGAATATCATTTGCAAAAGTAGCACCAGAAGTTGCTAGTCGTGAAGAAAGATTTATTATTGCGAATGACAACGAAGGATATATAGTTCATTTCGGAACATCAACACTTATATCAACTGTGAATGGCGATACACTTAAAGAACTTAATCCTAGTCGGGCTGCCTTTTCATTTGATGTACGTTCGAAAGCCCTTGGTATTGGAGGTGTTCCGAATCCTCAATTTACTATTGATATAAGTTCATCGACGGGTATTCGCATTCAAGGTGGAGGAAGATTTACAGGGGACGCAAGAGGACTTGTCTCAGTTCCTACGGCTTCTTTATTTAGTACATTACCGACGGCTATATTTGCTCAAAGATCAATTCCTATAGAATCACTTATTTCTACAAATAATGCTACCCTTTATGGAATCAGTGTACCTACAAGTTCGCTTTTTGGTTATTTAAATACATCTCTCTATGGTCCATCCACGATTCCTTTATTAGCGCTTAAAGGATCTGGATTACTTCAGGCTGATTTTTTTCGTGGTGATGGATCGCTATTGTCGAATATTCCGCTCGGTGCAATAAATGCCGATATTACAGGAAATTTTTTTAAACCAAACTCGATTCCAGCATATGCTTTACCGAGTACTGGTAATTTGTGGATTCGTGATATAAGTGGTTTTCTAGCTGCACCATTTGTAAGTACAGGAACACTCACTGCCACTTTTATATCTTCAGTCACTTCCATTTCAGTAGGAACTGTTTATTCAGATCAAATCGAAACATCAACGTTAATATTAAAAGGTGTTTTTAATGTTGCTAGTATTTCAACTGGAACACTTACAGCTGGTAATATAGTTGCAGCAAATAATATACAGGCAGCTTCATTTATTGGCGATGGCTCTCAACTAACAAATATTGATCCAGCAAAACTATTAACAACAATACCATCTAATAAATTTGGATTCGAAACAATTCCCTTTGATGCTTTGAATCCCTATGGTGATTTTCGTGTTCTTGGTGGGAGTGTATATGTAAATGGACCTGTAACAACAACGGGTACTACCACAAGTGCTTATTTCGTAGGTGATGGCTCTCAACTTACAAATATTCCTTTTGGACCAGCTCTAGCAAGTACTGTAGCAGGATTAGGAACAGCTGGATATTTTTCTACAGCGACTGGTGGCGGTGAAGTAACGAGAGCTAATCTCGTTTCGACGGTGGTAGGACTAGGAACAGCAGGATATATATCTACACTGTCTGGCAGTGGTGATGTAACAAAAGAAAATCTCGTTTCAACTGTTGTTGGACTTGGCACAGCAGGATATATATCTACACTGTCTGCTGGTGATGTAACAAAAGAAAATCTCGTTTCAACTGTTGTTGGACTTGGCACAGCAGGATATATATCTACATTGTCTGCTGGTGATGTAACAAAAGAAAATCTCGTTTCGACGGTGGTTGGACTTGGAACAGTGGGATATATATCTACACCGGGAAATACTATTTATAACGATGCATGGATTCAATCTAATCTTATTAATCCACCGCCGGCGATTGTTTTTGGAACACCTGCATCACAGAGTTCTGAAATTTTTGTTCCTTGGACGTATCCTACACAACTTAATGTTGGATTTCAAAACTCATGGCTTCCAGTGATTAACTCTCTAAATGTCTTGATATCAACGCAGTTAACGTCGATTAATCCATCTACAATTATTTCAACTCTATCAACCGGATATGTAGACTATCATAACGGATTAAACTATATTACAGGGGCTGTGATTACAAATACAGTTCAAGCAACCGGTATTCAGTTAAAAACATTTCCTCAAGATGGTATACCACGTTATGCATTTGTATTTTATTCTCCAACTCTTTCGGGATTGAATAAAGACGGACAACTTATAGCTTTTTATAATAACTACAATGTTGGGTCTAACGTAGCATCAACCATTTTTTCGCCATTTTTGGCAGCTGGTCCACCATCTGTTCCGCGTAAGCTACAAAGCACAAATGTGACATTTGAAACTTTATCATTTTATTTTAGCACACCACAATTTGTAGATACACTTAATCCAACATCTGTAGCCACAATATCAAGATATGATATTTCATTTAACTCCGTGCCAATTCCTGGTGTGCGATATGGAACGGCTATTTATGATGCACAGACAGCAGTAAAAACAAGTCCCTTTACATTTGTAGCGAGCCCAGATTCGACAGCAGGTAATGTTATAAAATATGATGCGACAACCTTATTTCCAGATTCAAAATACGATTTTTATGTAAAAGCTACAAACTCGGCATCGATTGCTGGACCATTTGCTTCAACTCTTGGAATAAGTACATCGTATTTGACTCCTAATTCAGGAATAACAGTACAGTTTCCATCAAGATTTTTTACTGGAACAATTAATCGAGTCTTAGCCGGTTTGAGTAACATAACAACACTCTTAAATACAAATACAGATTATACTAGTTCAAACTTCGTGGTACCTTTACATAATATTACAAATCGCGGAACGATAGCAACAGGAATTGCAACATTAGCAACATCAGTGAGTGGAGCTATTTCTGTAACAGGACCAACTGTAACGTTTAATGGTTTTCCTGCTACACTCGCTAGTGGCGCAACACTGAGTAATCTTACTGTAACACCAACTGCAGTATATGACAAATATACTACTCCAGCACGATACACTGGTTTTTATCTTAATGCATCAAATACAGTAACAATAAGACAAGCGACCTTTTCTACCAGTCAAACACAATATACTCACACAACGACACTTGTACAAAGTGGTACAACAACAACATCGCAGTTTAACTTTTATTATGATGGTCTTCTAGGGACTGCAACGATTTTAGATATGGCATTTAACTTTTCTGTAGCGACTCCACCTACAGCCACTTATGTTTCAGGTGTAAATGTTATTTCTGGACAACCGACTCTGAGTACAATAACAGGTGCATCAAATCTAGGTAAGTTTTTTTTCAAATCGCCTATTTTATCGTATACGAATACCACTGGGTCTGTAACAACGAGTTTTTCAGAAACGACTGTATCTAATATTATTTCAGGTGTAAGTGATGGACAAATTAGTCAAAGTCAGCGAATAGGATTTTCGAATGGATCATTTCAACTAAACTCCCTTGCGACTGCATATGCATTATCAACGTCTATGACAGTTACTGCAGCCAACGCATCAAATACATCTGCCGCTTTTTTAGCAACTCCTCTTCAATGTGTTATTGATGGTCCATCTGTAACTCTTATTAATACAACTCTACCAGCATCCCCATTAACACTTTCAAGTAATGTTGCAGAAAGAGGTTGTAGAATCTGGTCATATTCTAACTACGATGCAACAACATTTGTACCACCTTATATTTATAGTCTTGGTGCTGGATCAAACTATTCATTTACGAATTTTCTTTATACAGCAGCAACAACACATACATCTTCAATTGTCGATGCAACTCTAGGTCATCCTCTTATAACTGAGCTTCAGGTGACAAATGGAGCTCATCGATCAAAGGGTACAAGAACAGATTGTTATATTGATTATAGAATAAAGAAATATAGTGCAACTTTATTTAATACAGTTAATTACAGTTCTGTTACTACTTCGGGTGTTAGATTTGCTACATTTGCTTGGAAAATTGCTGCACAAAGTACAAACTATTCTGTACTTCGCTTTACACTTACATACGTTTCAGCTGATTCCGATGCTATATCTGTTGTCAATAATCTTATTGTATTTACTGGAACAGCTGATAAAATTTATGTATTTTATAGAGTTGAAGATCAATCTTCTATTTTACCAACAAATGGATCATCGGCATCTACTGTATGGTTAGATGCAAATGGAACAATTGCAAACTCAGCTACAGCACTCACTTATTATGTTGATTCTACGGGAACTTATCAACAGATATATGGAGGAGTCACCTCCGGTGCCACACTTGCGTCACCAACAATAATATTTCCATCTTTATTTATACCATCTTTTTCAACGGAATCTCCAAAAGATATAAGGATTATTTGTAAGATTGGAATACCTATGAATCGCAACTTTGCTTTTACACAAGTTACTGCGACACTATCATAGAGTTTTTTCTTTGTTGTAAAAAGGGATGGCGTCACAGTCACAGATAATTACATTATTATATAAGAAAAACTTTGGTGTATCTGATACTAAAGATGCAAACACAGTTGCACAGGAATCTATATCTTCCAGACCGGCAATTATACCATCTATACAAGTTCTTCAGCAACAAATACCTATTAATGTGCCAACTGATTTTGTGCAAGATACCTCATTTTCTTTAGCAAAAGGTAAGAGATATGTAAGTGTAGCATATCCTCATATTGTTCATTATACTGATGTTGTTCTGACTCATATAAACTTATATGAGTCATATTGGTTTACTGATGCAACAGCTGCCAATCCTGAACTCAATATTCTTACATATGCAATTCCAGCAAGTTATGGTTCAGGTTTTTACAATACAGTTGTTTATGATTCTGGAGGAAATCCTCTAAGTGCAAATGGTACATATGTATGGGTTTTTGATGTAGACGGTGGTGTTCTTAAATTTTTCAATAATCTTACCTCTGCAAACTCTCCTCCAACAATAAGTTTTTATCGATATGAGGGTACATTTGGACTTTCTACAGCAACTGTTTCTTCATTTACAAATCTTTATGCAAGTACACTACAAATAAGTACAATACTTTTTCGTGATCTTTACACAAATACTGATGGTGCATTGACTCTTTCAAATGGTTATCTTTATTTAAACGGTTCACTAATAGCGGGAGGTGGCGGTGCAACAGGACCGACAGGCGCAACAGGCGCAACAGGCGCAACAGGCGCAACAGGCGCAACAGGCGCAACAGGCGCAACAGGCGCGGGCGATACAGGACCAACAGGACCAACAGGCGATACAGGACCAACAGGCGCAACAGGCGCAGGCGATACAGGAGCAACAGGCGCAACAGGCGCAGGCGATACAGGACCAACAGGAGCAACAGGTGCAACAGGCGCAGGCGATACAGGACCAACAGGACAAACAGGCGATACAGGACCAACAGGCGATACAGGACCAACAGGCGCAACAGGCGCAGGCGATACAGGACCAACAGGACAAACAGGCGATACAGGACCAACAGGACAAACAGGCGATACAGGACCAACAGGCGCAACAGGCGCAGGCGATACAGGACCGACAGGACCAACAGGAACGACAGGCGAAACAGGACCCACAGGAGCAACAGGTATAGGAGTAACAGGTCCAACAGGACCAACTGGTCCTATGAGCGTTTTTGGATCATTAGCTACTCAAACTTATTATTATGGATCAGATGGTGAAATAATTACCTACACGGATACAGGATATTTCAAACCTAGTGTAGTCGATATTTCAGGTACAATTGGAACTTTTAATGGAACGTATGATAACTCAACAGGTATTTTATCAAACCCTACAGCGAATATCTTGGTATTAATAATTACTTATAATATTTCAGTATCATCTCAGAATGGAACATGGTTTTTAGTAAATATTGTTGATGTAGATACAAATGAAATAATAGATAAATTTATTCCACCTAGTGGATCATATGGAATAAGTTCTCATATTTCTCATTCTGTAACAATCACATTGGGTACATCTCAGCAAGTACAAATTATAATGTTTCAAAATCCTCAAACAATAGATGGAACATATTATGTTTTGAAAAATGATGAAATTAATAAATCATATATAAAAATCACACAACTTGAATCTGCATTAGGACCAACAGGTCCAACAGGTCCATCAGGAGGCGAAAAAGGAGCAACAGGAGCAACAGGTGAAACAGGTTATACAGGACCAACAGGAACAACAGGTTATACAGGAGCAACAGGACCAACAGGGATAGGTTCAACAGGAGCAACAGGAGAAACAGGTTATACAGGACCAACAGGAACGACAGGCGATACAGGACCAACAGGAGCAACAGGCATAGGAGCAACAGGAGTGACAGGTGCTACAGGTCCTATGGGCATTTTTGGATCATTGCCTACTCTTAGTTATTATTATGGATCTGATGGTGGATCAATTAGTTATATGGATACAGGATATTTCATACCTGATGTAGTAGATATATCAGGAACACGTGGAACTTTTAATGGCACGTATGATAATGTAGATGGCATTTTAACAAATCCTACAGCTGAGGTATTAGTTTTAATAGTAACTTACAATGTATCTGTATCATCTGAAAATGGAACGTGGTTTTCAATAAATATTATTGATGTAAATACAAATGAAATAATAGATAGATTTGTTCCACCTAGTGGATCATATGGTATAAGTTCTCATATTTCTCATTCTGTAACAATTACAGTTCGTGCATCTCAACAAATACGAGTTATATTGTTTCAAAATCCTCAAACAATTGATGGCACATATTATGTTTTGAAAAATGATGAATCTAATAAATCATATATAAAATTTACAGAACTTGAATCTGTTATAGGACCGACAGGCGCGACAGGAGCAGGTGTAACAGGACCAGCTGGACCAACTGGTCCAACTGGTTCAGGTACTATATCTGATGAAACAATGATATCAACAATAGAAGGATTAGGAACACTAGGTTATATATCAAGTTTACAACTTATAAGTACAACATCAGGTCTTACAGATTATATAAATACATTTATTGATCCAGAAGAACTTACATCATCAATAGTTGGCTTAGGAACAATCTCATTCATTAGTTCAATAGGATTATTATCTACATCACAAGGTCTATCTGATTATATAAAAACTTTTATTGATCCAGATGAGCTTGCCTCTACAATAACAGGTCTCGGTTCAGCACAATATATATCGACAATAGGTTTAATGATGGATATTACAAGTACAGTTGAAGGCTTAGGAACAATAGGCTATATATCTACACTCTCAAATCTTATATTTGTATCATCTCTACAAATATCAGGATCATCTTTTTTTGGAAATCTTGCTGATGCACAAACAGTTATACTTATTGAACTCTAGAGTGTTAGTTTAATCGAGTAAGTCTAGGTATTTAATAGATAAATTAATGTTTCTTATTATGAATCTTATGATGTAGTTCCGACATGGTAAAAATATATTAACTATAACAATATTTCGTTGTTTTATCATGATTAATATTTTCTGATACACAACTAAGGAGTAGATGGCATTACAAATACCATCGACAGGTGGTTTTATAACAATCGATACAAGTCTTGTATCAAAAATAGTAGATTTACCACTTTCATCGGATCGCATCGGACGAATCGTGACAATAAAAGATCGCTCAGGAAATGCAGATATAAATTCAGTTACTATAAATACACAAGGTGGAGATACATTTCAAAATGGTTCTACAACATATTTATTGAAAGAAGCTTTTGGATCAGTAAGTTTTATTTCAAGATCAGGTCAATGGATTTCTTTTTCTGAAACGATTGGAATTCAAAGTACAATTCAAGGACTTGGAAGTATTGGTTATATTTCTACGGGTCAAGTTACTTCATCATTGGAAGGAATTGGTACACTAGGCTTTTTATCAACAGTCCCGACAACCTATATATCAAGTACACAACTTATATCAACGGTGACAGGTCTTGCTACTGTAGGCTATATTTCTACTTCTCAGTTCATGTCTGTTATAATGGGTCTTGGATCAATGGGTTATATTTCATCTGTAGCTACAGTTATTGGTGCAACAGGAGCCACTGGTCCTTCAGGAGATACTGGTGCAACAGGAGAAACAGGTCCTACAGGATCTACAGGAGCAACTGGATATACAGGATCTACAGGAGAAACAGGAGTAGCGGGAGAAACAGGAATTACTGGAGAGACAGGTCTAACAGGAGCAACTGGTCTGACAGGTCTAACAGGTTTAACAGGAGCAACTGGCTTGACAGGTCTAACAGGCGCAACAGGTCTCACTGGTCTAACAGGCGCAACAGGTCTCACTGGTCTAACAGGAGCAACTGGCTTGACAGGTCTAACAGGCGCAACAGGCTTGACAGGTCTAACAGGTTCTACAGGTCTAACAGGCGCAACAGGCTTGACAGGTCTAACAGGAGCAACAGGCTTGACAGGTCTAACAGGAGCAACAGGCTTGACAGGTCTAACAGGAGCAACTGGTCTTACAGGTCTAACAGGAGCAACTGGCTTGACAGGTCTAACAGGCGCAACAGGCTTGACAGGTCTAACAGGCGCAACAGGCTTGACAGGTCTAACAGGCGCAACAGGCTTGACAGGTGCAGTAGGAGCGACAGGTCTTACAGGTCTAACAGGAGCGACAGGTCTTACTGGGCTAACAGGAGCAACAGGTCTCACTGGTCTAGCAGGCGCGACAGGTCTTACAGGACTAACAGGCGCAACAGGTCTAACAGGAGCAACAGGTCTAACAGGAGCAACAGGTCTTACAGGTCTAACAGGCGCAACAGGACTAACAGGAGCAACAGGTCTCACTGGTCTAGCAGGCGCAACAGGCTTGACAGGTCTAACAGGCGCAACAGGCTTGACAGGTCTAACAGGTGCAACAGGCTTGACAGGACTAGCAGGAGCTACTGGCTTGACAGGCGCAACAGGCGCGACAGGTCTTACAGGTGCAACAGGCTTGACAGGACCTGCAGGCGCAACAGGTCTTACAGGACTAACAGGCGCAACAGGCTTGACAGGACTCGCAGGAGCAACAGGTCTTACAGGACTAACAGGCGCAACAGGTCTTACAGGACAGACAGGTGCAACTGGTAATACGGGTTCTACTGGACCAACTGGACAGGGTGTGACTGGACCGACAGGACCAACGGGACCACAGCCAAATACTCCACCGACAACGGGTTCAGCGTACCTAGGAACAAATGTGTCAATTACTAGTTCTAGCCCAACAACAGTTGTAACATTTACAATTCCTGCTGCAGGAACGTGGGATGTCGTCTATTATTTGAGAGCACAGGGATCGACTAATTTTGCAGGTGAGATGGGTTTATATCTTGCTGGCGTTGTTGTGCCAAATTCTCGTATTCTAGCATTATATACTAATTCTGGAACAGCTGCTGCGGTAACAGGAACAGGACGTGTGATTCTTACAACCAGTGGTTCTACAACATATACATTGGCTGCTTTCGCATCTACAGGTTCATTTACTGCATACAGTGACGATGGTAACGGTGGAACGGGTGTTGTATATGTACAGTTAACAGGTGGTTATATTGGTACTACAGGCGCCACAGGCGCAACAGGCGCAACAGGTCTCACAGGACTAACAGGAGCAACTGGCTTGACAGGTCTAACAGGTGCGACTGGTCTTACAGGTAGAACAGGTGCAACTGGCTTAACAGGACTAACAGGAGCAACTGGCTTGACAGGTCTAACAGGAGCAACTGGCTTGACAGGTCTAACAGGAGCAACAGGTCTTACAGGTCTAACAGGAGCAACAGGTCTTACAGGTCTAACAGGCGCAACTGGTCTGACAGGTGCAGTAGGTGCGACAGGTCTCACAGGTCTAACAGGTGCGACTGGTCTGACAGGAGTCGCAGGCGCGACAGGATTGACAGGTCTAACAGGCGCAACAGGTCTCACAGGTCTAGCAGGCGCAACAGGTCTTACAGGCTTAACAGGCGCAACTGGTCTCACAGGTCTAACAGGCGCAACAGGTCTTACAGGTGCAGTAGGTGCGACAGGTCTTACAGGTCTAACAGGAGCAACAGGTCTTACAGGTCTAACAGGTGCCACAGGTCTTACAGGTCTCGCAGGTGCCACAGGTCTTACAGGTCTAACAGGAGCAACAGGTCTTACAGGATTAACAGGTGCCACAGGTCTTACAGGTGCAATAGGTGCCACAGGTCTTACAGGTCTAACAGGTGCCACAGGTCTTACAGGTCTAACAGGCGCAACTGGTCTGACAGGTGCAGTAGGTGCGACAGGTCTTACAGGCTTAACAGGAGCCACAGGTCTTACAGGACTCGCAGGTGCTACAGGTCTAACAGGTCTAACAGGAGCAACAGGTCTTACAGGCTTAACAGGAGCCACAGGTCTGACAGGTGCAGTAGGTGCTACAGGTCTAACAGGTGCGACTGGTCTGACAGGAGTCGCAGGCGCGACTGGTCTCACAGGTCTAACAGGCGCAACAGGTCTTACAGGTCTAACAGGCGCAACTGGTCTGACAGGTGCAGTAGGTGCGACAGGTCCTACAGGTCTAACAGGAGCAACAGGTCTTACAGGTCTAACAGGAGCCACAGGTCTTACAGGTGCAATAGGTGCTACAGGTCTTACAGGTCTCACAGGCGCAACTGGTCTGACAGGTGCAGTAGGTGCGACAGGTCCTACAGGTCTAACAGGAGCAACAGGTCTTACAGGTCTAACAGGAGCCACAGGTCTAACAGGAGCCACAGGTCTTACAGGTGCAATAGGTGCTACAGGTCTCACAGGTCTAACAGGCGCAACAGGTCTTACAGGACTCGCAGGTGCCACAGGTCTTACAGGTCTAACAGGAGTAACAGGTCTTACAGGTCTAACAGGCGCGACTGGTCTGACAGGTGCAGTAGGTGCGACAGGTCTTACAGGATTAACAGGTGCCACAGGTCTTACAGGACTCGCAGGTGTCACAGGTCTTACAGGTCTAACAGGTGCCACAGGTCTTACAGGTCTAACAGGTGCCACAGGTCTTACAGGACTCGCAGGTGCTACAGGTCTTACTGGTCTAACAGGAGCAACAGGTCTAACAGGAGCAACGGGTCTGACAGGTCTAACAGGTGCTACAGGATTGACAGGTCTCACAGGTGCCACAGGCTTGACAGGTCTAACAGGTGCTACAGGATTGACAGGTCTCACAGGTGCCACAGGCTTGACAGGTCTAACTGGTGCTACTGGTCTGACAGGTTTGACAGGTGCTACAGGATTAACAGGTCTAGCAGGCGCAACAGGTCTCACTGGTCTAACAGGAGCAACTGGCTTGACAGGTCTAACAGGAGCAACAGGTCTCACAGGTCTCACAGGTGCCACAGGCTTGACAGGACTAACAGGAGCAACAGGTCTGACAGGTTTGACAGGTGCTACAGGATTAACAGGTCTAGCAGGCGCAACAGGTCTCACTGGTCTAACAGGAGCAACGGGTCTTACAGGATTAACAGGAGCTACAGGCTTAACAGGAGCAAATGGTCTGACAGGTCTAACAGGCGCCACAGGTCTGACAGGCTTAACAGGAGCAACTGGCTTGACTGGTCTAACAGGTGCAACAGGTGTTACTGGTCTAGCAGGAGCAACAGGTCTTACAGGTCTAACAGGAGCAACTGGCTTGACAGGATTAACAGGAGCAACGGGTCTTACAGGACTCACTGGGGCAACTGGCTTGACAGGTCTAACAGGAGCAACTGGCTTGACAGGTCTAACAGGAGCGACTGGCTTGACAGGACAAACAGGCGCAACTGGCTTGACTGGTCTAACAGGTGCAACTGGCTTGACAGGAGCAACAGGTCTCACAGGTCTAACAGGCGCAACTGGCTTGACAGGTCTAACAGGCGCCACTGGTCTTACAGGACTCACTGGCGCAACAGGATTAACAGGTCTAACAGGCGCCACTGGTCTTACAGGTTTAGCAGGCGCAACTGGTCTGACAGGACTTACTGGTGCAACTGGCTTGACAGGTCTTACAGGAGCAACAGGTTTGACAGGTCTAACAGGCGCCACTGGTCTTACAGGACTCACTGGCGCAACAGGATTAACAGGTCTAACAGGCGCCACTGGTCTTACAGGTTTAGCAGGCGCAACTGGTCTGACAGGACTAACAGGAGCAACAGGTCTGACAGGCTTAACAGGTGCCACTGGTCTTACAGGCTTGACAGGCGCCACAGGTCTTACAGGACTCACTGGCGCCACAGGTCTTACAGGCTTGACAGGCGCAACTGGCTTGACAGGCGCAACTGGCTTGACAGGTCTAGCAGGAGCAACTGGCTTGACAGGACTAACAGGAGCAACTGGCTTGACAGGTCTAACAGGCGCCACAGGTCTTACAGGACTAACAGGAGCAACTGGCTTGACAGGATTTACAGGAGCAACAGGTCTGACAGGCTTAACAGGTGCCACTGGTCTTACAGGCTTGACAGGCGCCACTGGTCTTACAGGACTCGCTGGCGCCACAGGTCTTACAGGCTTGACAGGCGCCACAGGTCTTACAGGCTTGACAGGCGCAACTGGCTTGACAGGACTCACAGGAGCAACTGGCTTGACAGGACTCACAGGAGCAACAGGTCTAACAGGAGCAACAGGTCTTACGGGCTTGACAGGCGCAACTGGTATTACAGGTCAAACAGGCGCAACTGGTATTACAGGTCTAACAGGAGCGACTGGTTTGACAGGATTAACAGGTGTAACGGGTCTCACAGGACTAACAGGAGCAACAGGTCTTACAGGCTTGACAGGAGCAACAGGTACTACAGGCTTGACAGGAGCAACAGGTCTTACAGGACTCACAGGCGCAACTGGTCTTACAGGACTCACTGGCGCCACTGGTCTTACAGGAATCACTGGCGCTACAGGATTAACTGGAGCTACAGGATTGACAGGATTAACAGGAGCAACAGGTCTTACAGGACTCACAGGAGCAACTGGTCTAACAGGTGCAACAGGTCTCACAGGCATAACAGGAGCAACTGGTCTAACAGGAGCAACTGGCTTGACAGGTCTAACAGGCGCCACTGGTCTGACAGGATTAACAGGAGCGACTGGTCTTACAGGACTCACTGGCACAACAGGATTAACAGGATTAACTGGAGCTACAGGATTGACAGGATTAACAGGAGCAACAGGTCTTACAGGCTTGACAGGCGCAACAGGTCTGACAGGTCTAACTGGCGCAACAGGTCTTACAGGCTTGACAGGTGCCACTGGTCTTACAGGTCTTACAGGTCTTACAGGTCTAACAGGAGCAACTGGTCTGACAGGTATAACAGGAGCAACTGGTCTTACAGGATTAACAGGTGCAACAGGCTTGACCGGTCTAACAGGATTAACAGGAGCAACAGGTCTGACAGGCTTAACAGGCGCAACTGGCTTGACTGGTCTAACAGGTGCTACTGGTCTGACAGGTCTAACAGGAGCAACAGGTCTTACAGGACTCACTGGCGCATCAGGCTTGACAGGTCTAACAGGAGCAACAGGGCTAACAGGACTAACAGGCGCAACTGGCTTGACTGGTCTAACAGGAGCAACAGGGCTAACAGGACTAACAGGAGCAACTGGTCTGACAGGTCTAACAGGCGCAACAGGTCTTACAGGCTTAACAGGAGCAACAGGTCTCACAGGACTCACTGGTGCAACAGGTCTAACAGGACTCACAGGTGCAACAGGTCTCACAGGTCTCACAGGCGCAACTGGCTTGACAGGATTAACAGGAGCAACTGGTCTTACAGGATTAACAGGTGCTACTGGTCTTACAGGACTCACTGGTGCAACAGGTCTTACAGGACTAACAGGAGCAACAGGTCTTACAGGATTAACAGGCGCAACAGGTCTTACAGGACTCACTGGCGCAACAGGTCTTACAGGACTCACTGGCGCAACAGGTCTTACAGGACTCACTGGTGCAACAGGTCTTACAGGATTAACAGGTGCAACAGGTCTTACTGGTCTAACAGGCGCCACTGGTCTTACAGGACTCACTGGCGCAACAGGTCTTACAGGACTCACAGGCGCAACAGGTCTTACAGGATTAACAGGTGCAACGGGTCTAACAGGTCTTACTGGTCTAACAGGCGCTACTGGTCTGACAGGTCTAACAGGCGCAACAGGTCTTACAGGACTCACTGGCGCAACTGGCTTGACTGGTCTAACAGGAGCAACAGGTCTTACCGGTTTAACAGGAGCTACTGGTCTGACAGGTCTAACAGGCGCAACAGGTCTTACAGGACTCACTGGCGCAACTGGCTTGACTGGTCTAACAGGAGCAACAGGTCTTACAGGATTAACAGGTGCAACTGGCTTAACAGGTCTAACAGGAGCAACAGGTCTTACAGGACTCACTGGAGCAACTGGTCTGACAGGTCTAACAGGCGCTACTGGTCTTACAGGACTCACTGGCGCAACTGGCTTGACAGGTCTAACAGGTGCTACTGGTCTGACAGGTCTAACAGGCGCTACTGGTCTTACAGGACTCACAGGAGCAACAGGGCTAACAGGACTAACAGGTCTCACAGGACTCACTGGTGCAACAGGTCTCACAGGTCTAACAGGAGCAACGGGTCTCACAGGACTCACTGGTGCAACAGGTCTCACAGGTCTAACAGGAGCAACGGGTCTCACAGGTCTAACAGGAGCGACTGGTCTCACAGGTCTAACAGGAGCAACTGGCTTGACAGGACTCACAGGAGCAACTGGCTTGACAGGACTAACAGGAGTAACTGGCTTGACAGGACTAACAGGAGCAACAGGTCTTACAGGATTAACAGGCGCAACTGGTCTAACAGGACTTACTGGTGCCACAGGTCTTACTGGTCTAACAGGCGCTACTGGTCTTACAGGCTTGACAGGAGCAACAGGTCTTACAGGACTCACTGGCGCCACTGGCTTGACTGGTTTAACAGGAGCAACTGGTCTGACCGGTTTAACAGGAGCAACAGGTCTAACAGGAGCAACAGGTCTTACAGGTCTAACAGGAGCAACAGGTCTTACAGGACTCACTGGCGCAACAGGCTTGACCGGTCTAACAGGAGCAACTGGCTTGACAGGTCTAACAGGAGCAACAGGTCTTACAGGTCTAACAGGAGCAACAGGTCTTACAGGACTCACTGGCGCAACAGGCTTGACCGGTCTAACAGGAGCAACTGGCTTGACAGGTCTAACAGGAGCTACAGGGCTCACAGGACTAACAGGAGCTACAGGGCTTACAGGACTTACAGGCGCAACAGGTCTGACTGGTTTAACAGGCGCCTCTGGTCTTACAGGCTTGACAGGATTAACTGGTGCAACAGGATTAACAGGCGCAACAGGATTAACAGGCGCAACAGGTCTTACAGGCTTGACTGGTCTAACAGGAGCAACTGGCTTGACTGGTCTAACAGGAGCAACTGGCTTGACAGGTCTAACAGGAGCAACTGGCTTGACAGGTCTAACAGGCGCGACTGGTCTTACAGGACTCACTGGTGCAACAGGTCTCACAGGTCTAACAGGAGCAACTGGCTTGACAGGTCTAACAGGCGCAACAGGTCTTACAGGATTAACAGGCGCCACTGGTCTTACAGGACTAACAGGAGCGACAGGTCTCACTGGATTAACAGGAGCGACTGGCTTGACTGGTCTAACAGGCGCAACAGGTCTCACTGGATTAACAGGAGCGACAGGTCTCACAGGTCTAACAGGAGCAACTGGCTTGACAGGTCTAACAGGAGCAACTGGCTTGACTGGTCTAACAGGAGCAACTGGTCTCACTGGCTTAACAGGAGCAACTGGCTTGACAGGTCTAACAGGAGCAACTGGCTTGACAGGTCTAACAGGAGCAACTGGCTTGACAGGACTAACAGGCGCCACTGGTCTTACAGGACTCACTGGCGCAACTGGCTTGACTGGTCTAACAGGCGCAACAGGTCTCACTGGATTAACAGGAGCGACAGGTCTCACAGGTCTAACAGGAGCAACTGGCTTGACAGGTCTAACAGGAGCAACTGGCTTGACTGGTCTAACAGGAGCAACTGGTCTCACTGGCTTAACAGGAGCAACTGGCTTGACAGGTCTAACAGGAGCAACTGGCTTGACAGGTCTAACAGGAGCAACTGGCTTGACAGGATTAACAGGCGCCACTGGTCTTACAGGACTCACTGGCGCAACTGGCTTGACAGGACTCACTGGCGCAACAGGATTGACAGGTCTAACAGGCGCAACAGGTCTCACTGGCTTAACAGGAGCAACTGGCTTGACTGGTCTCACTGGCTTAACAGGAGCAACTGGCTTGACTGGTCTAACAGGTGCAACTGGTCTTACAGGACTCACTGGCGCCACTGGTCTTACAGGACTTACTGGCGCCACTGGTCTTACAGGTTTAACAGGTGCAACTGGCTTGACAGGTTTAACAGGAGCGACTGGTCTTACAGGACTCACTGGCGCCACTGGTCTTACAGGACTCACTGGCGCCACTGGTCTTACAGGTTTAACAGGTGCAACTGGCTTGACAGGTTTAACAGGAGCGACTGGTCTTACAGGACTCACTGGCGCCACAGGTCTTACAGGTCTAACAGGAGCAACAGGTCTTACAGGACTAACAGGAGCAACAGGTCTTACAGGATTAACAGGCGCCACTGGTCTCACTGGTCTAACAGGCGCAACTGGCTTGACAGGTCTAACAGGAGCAACAGGTCTTACAGGATTAACAGGCGCAACTGGCTTGACAGGTCTAACAGGAGCAACAGGTCTTACAGGATTAACAGGCGCAACAGGATTGACAGGTCTAACAGGCGCAACAGGTCTTACAGGATTAACAGGTGCAACAGGTCTTACAGGATTAACAGGTGCAACAGGTCTTACTGGTCTAACAGGCGCAACAGGATTGACAGGTCTAACAGGCGCAACAGGTCTTACAGGTTTAACAGGTGCAACAGGTCTTACAGGATTAACAGGTGCAACAGGTCTTACTGGTCTAACAGGCGCAACAGGTCTCACAGGATTAACAGGCGCAACTGGCTTGACAGGTCTAACAGGAGCAACAGGTCTTACAGGATTAACAGGCGCAACTGGCTTGACAGGTCTAACAGGTGCAACAGGTCTTACAGGACTAACAGGCGCGACTGGCTTGACAGGACTAACAGGCGCAACTGGTCTTACAGGACTCACTGGCGCAACTGGCTTGACAGGTCTAACAGGCGCAACTGGCTTGACAGGTCTAACAGGCGCCACTGGTCTTACAGGACTCACTGGCGCAACTGGCTTGACAGGTCTAACAGGCGCAACTGGCTTGACAGGTCTAACAGGTGCAACAGGTCTTACAGGTCTAACAGGAGCAACTGGTCTCACAGGACTAACAGGCGCAACAGGTCTCACTGGCTTAACAGGAGCAACAGGTCTTACAGGACTGACAGGAGCGTCTGGTCTTACAGGACTAACAGGCGCGACTGGCTTGACAGGACTAACAGGCGCAACAGGTCTTACAGGACTAACAGGCGCGACTGGCTTGACAGGACTAACAGGCGCAACAGGTCTTACAGGACTCACTGGCGCAACTGGCTTGACAGGTCTAACAGGCGCAACTGGCTTGACAGGTCTAACAGGCGCAACTGGCTTGACAGGTCTAACAGGAGCAACAGGTCTTACAGGACTCACAGGTGCAACTGGTCTTACAGGACTCACTGGAGCAACTGGCTTGACAGGTCTAACAGGAGCGACTGGCTTGACAGGTCTAACAGGCGCCACTGGTCTTACAGGTTTAACAGGCGCAACTGGCTTGACAGGTTTAACAGGAGCGACTGGTCTTACAGGACTCACTGGTGCAACAGGTCTTACAGGACTCACAGGTGCAACTGGTCTTACAGGTCTAACAGGGGCAACAGGTCTTACAGGTCTAACAGGAGCAACTGGCTTGACAGGTCTAACAGGAGCAACTGGCTTGACAGGTCTAACAGGAGCAACTGGCTTGACAGGTCTAACAGGAGCAACAGGTCTTACAGGATTAACAGGAGCAACTGGCTTGACAGGTCTAACAGGAGCAACAGGTCTTACAGGATTAACAGGAGCAACTGGCTTGACAGGATTAACAGGCGCAACTGGCTTGACAGGTCTAACAGGAGCAACAGGTCTTACAGGATTAACAGGAGCGACTGGCTTGACAGGTCTAACAGGAGCTACTGGGTTGACTGGTCTAACAGGAGCAACTGGCTTGACTGGTCTAACAGGTGCTACTGGTCTTACAGGACTCACTGGTGCCACTGGTCTCACAGGTCTAACAGGAGCAACAGGTCTTACAGGTTTAACAGGAGCAACTGGCTTGACAGGTCTAACAGGAGCAACTGGTCTTACAGGTTTAACAGGAGCAACTGGCTTGACAGGTCTAACAGGTGCAACTGGCTTGACAGGACTTACAGGCGCAACGGGTCTTTCAGGACTCACTGGCGCAACAGGTCTTACAGGACTCACTGGCGCAACTGGTCTGACAGGTCTAACAGGAGCAACTGGCTTGACAGGTCTAACTGGCGCAACAGGTCTTACAGGCTTAACAGGAGCAACTGGCTTGACTGGATTAACAGGCGCAACTGGTCTGACTGGTCTAACAGGCGCCACTGGTCTTACAGGACTCACTGGCGCAACTGGCTTGACAGGATTAACAGGAGCAACTGGCTTGACTGGCTTAACAGGAGCAACTGGCTTGACTGGCTTAACAGGAGCAACAGGTCTCACTGGCTTAACAGGAGCAACTGGTCTCACTGGATTAACAGGAGCGACTGGCTTGACAGGTCTAACAGGAGCAACAGGCTTGACAGGTCTAACAGGAGCAACTGGCTTGACAGGATTAACAGGAGCAACGGGTCTTACAGGACTCACTGGGGCAACTGGCTTGACAGGTCTAACAGGAGCAACAGGCTTGACTGGTCTAACAGGTGCAACTGGCTTGACAGGTCTAACTGGCGCCACTGGTCTTACAGGACTCACTGGTGCAACTGGTCTCACTGGACTCACAGGAGCGACTGGTCTTACAGGCTTAACAGGTGCCACAGGTCTTACAGGACTCACAGGTGCATCTGGTCTTACAGGCTTAACAGGAGCGACAGGTCTTACAGGACTCACTGGTGCAACTGGTCTTACAGGACTCACAGGACTCACTGGTGCAACTGGCTTGACTGGTCTAACAGGAGCGACTGGCTTGACTGGCTTGACTGGCTTAACAGGTGCAACTGGCTTGACAGGTCTAACAGGTGCAACTGGCTTGACTGGTCTAACAGGTGCAACTGGTCTCACTGGCTTAACAGGAGCAACTGGTCTCACTGGATTAACAGGAGCGACTGGCTTGACTGGTCTAACAGGTGCAACTGGTCTCACTGGTCTAACAGGAGCAACTGGCTTTACAGGTCTAACAGGAGCAACAGGTCTGACAGGAGTAACAGGAGCGACTGGCTTGACAGGTCTAACAGGAGCAACTGGTCTTACAGGCTTAACAGGCGCAACTGGCTTGACAGGTCTAACAGGCGCCACTGGTCTAACAGGCTTAACAGGAGCAACTGGCTTGACTGGTCTAACAGGAGCGACTGGCTTGACTGGTCTAACAGGAGCGACTGGCTTGACAGGCTTAACAGGCGCAACTGGTCTTACAGGACTCACTGGTGCAACTGGCTTGACAGGTCTAACAGGAGCGACTGGCTTGACTGGTCTAACAGGAGCGACTGGCTTGACAGGCTTAACAGGCGCAACTGGTCTTACAGGCTTAACAGGCGCAACTGGCTTGACAGGTCTAACAGGCACCACTGGTCTTACAGGCTTAACAGGAGCAACTGGCTTGACTGGTCTAACAGGAGCGACTGGCTTGACTGGTCTAACAGGAGCGACTGGCTTGACAGGCTTAACAGGTGCAACTGGCTTGACAGGTCTAACAGGTGCAACTGGCTTGACTGGTCTAACAGGTGCAACTGGTCTCACTGGCTTAACAGGAGCAACTGGTCTCACTGGATTAACAGGAGCGACTGGCTTGACTGGTCTAACAGGTGCAACTGGTCTCACTGGTCTAACAGGAGCAACTGGCTTGACAGGTCTAACAGGAGCAACAGGTCTGACAGGACTAACAGGAGCGACTGGCTTGACAGGTCTAACAGGAGCAACTGGTCTTACAGGCTTAACAGGCGCAACTGGCTTGACAGGTCTAACAGGCGCCACTGGTCTTACAGGCTTAACAGGAGCAACAGGTCTTACAGGACTCACTGGCGCAACTGGTCTGACAGGTCTAACAGGAGCAACTGGCTTGACTGGACTAACAGGTGCTACAGGATTGACAGGTCTAACAGGAGCAACAGGTCTGACAGGTCTAACAGGCGCCACTGGTCTTACAGGTCTAACAGGAGCAACTGGCTTGACAGGATTAACAGGCGCAACAGGTTTGACAGGTTTAACAGGCGCAACAGGTTTGACAGGTTTAACAGGCGCAACAGGTTTGACAGGTAAAACAGGAGCAACTGGCTTGACAGGTCTAACAGGCGCAACAGGTCTTACAGGATTAACAGGAGCAACAGGTCTTACAGGACTCACTGGCGCAACTGGTCTGACAGGTCTAACAGGAGCAACAGGTCTTACAGGACTAACAGGTGCTACAGGATTGACAGGTCTAACAGGAGCAACAGGTCTGACAGGTCTAACAGGAGCAACTGGCTTGACTGGTCTAACAGGAGCAACAGGTCTGACAGGACTAACAGGTGCCACTGGCTTGACTGGTCTAACAGGTGCAACTGGTCTCACTGGCTTAACAGGAGCAACTGGTCTCACTGGATTAACAGGAGCGACAGGCTTAACAGGTCTAACAGGAGCAACTGGCTTGACAGGTCTAACAGGAGCAACTGGCTTGACAGGTCTAACAGGAGCAACTGGTCTTACAGGACTAACAGGAGCGACTGGTCTTACAGGCTTAACAGGCGCAACAGGTCTTACAGGATTAACAGGAGCAACTGGTCTGACTGGTCTAACAGGAGCAACTGGCTTGACTGGATTAACAGGTGCTACTGGTCTCACTGGACTCACAGGCGCAACAGGTCTGACAGGTTTAACAGGCGCAACTGGTCTGACTGGTCTAACAGGCGCCACTGGTCTTACAGGACTCACTGGCGCAACTGGCTTGACAGGATTAACAGGTGCAACTGGTCTCACAGGTCTAACAGGAGCAACAGGTCTGACAGGACTAACAGGTGCCACTGGTCTTACAGGACTAACAGGTGCCACAGGTCTTACAGGACTAACAGGTGCTACAGGATTAACAGGACTCACTGGTGCAACAGGTCTTACAGGACTAACAGGTGCTACAGGATTAACAGGACTCACTGGTGCAACAGGTCTTACAGGACTCACTGGTGCAACAGGTCTTACAGGACTCACAGGCGCAACTGGTCTTACAGGACTCACTGGTGCAACTGGCTTGACTGGTCTAACAGGAGCAACTGGCTTGACTGGATTAACAGGTGCTACTGGTCTCACTGGACTCACAGGAGCGACTGGTCTTACAGGCTTAACAGGCGCAACAGGTCTTACAGGATTAACAGGAGCAACTGGTCTGACTGGTCTAACAGGAGCAACTGGCTTGACTGGATTAACAGGTGCTACTGGTCTCA